CGCTGGTCCAACCACCGTATCCACTTTACAAGCCTCAAGTGATGTGTCACTTAACGCCAATGTTGAAATAGCAGAACATTTATTGGTAAAAGGCGATGTATCCTTAAATGCGTTTGTCGACGTGTCTGATTGTTTGAATGTCGCTGGTCCAACCACCGTATCCACTTTACAAGCCTCAAGTGATGTGTCACTTAACGCCAATGTTGAAATAGCAGAACATTTATTGGTAAAAGGCGATGTATCCTTGAACAAGGATTTGTACGTTGATGGTGAAACACGTTTGGTAGGCACAGTCACTATTGATGGGTCTTTGAATGTAAATGAGTCTTCTTATACTTACACCAAAACGACCATAAATAGCGTAAATTTGGATGTAAGCGATAACATCATAAAAATAAATGTAAAAGACATTTCAAGTAACCAAACTACCAATTTGCCTTCTGGTATTATGGTTCAAGATTCTAGTGATAATGTATTTTTTGGTTACAGTGGACGAAAAGAAGGTCAAGAACATAGTGATAAATTCATCATTACAAAAACACATTATGATGAAAGCGCACAATCCGATATATCGTTGTCTTACGATGATTCAATTGATGTGTTTATGAATGGTTCATTAGAAGTAAGTGGAAATGTAGTAATAAAGGGTTCATTAGAAGCTGCTTCTATGGTCGGGTTTGCTTACCAAGCTTTAGGCGAAACGAATGATTTATCGGCTGGTGAATTTCCTTTTGCTTATGGTGCCGGAGCATATGACCAAGATGAAAATTTTGGATATCCCATTTTAATCAAAAGTGATTTAGTAAAAGTGGGTCTTATGTTAAGCGATTTATCGATGGCTAGTGGTGATGCGTCTATAAATGATGTAACGTTTGAAATAAATGGTACATCCGTGTCATTCGATTGGAATGATTTGAGTGGTTATTGTGGAAAAACGACCAAAACATATCCAACCAAAGACGTACAAATACCTTTGGATGAAGGAGATATGGTAAATGTCGAATGTACATCATTGACTTTGAATAATTTTCCTACCAGATATGATGTAGTCGCCGTTCAAAAAGCGCGTATAATAATGAAATTTTTAACTACTTAAATATATAATTTATATCATGTCAATGATAACCATTGAGATGATGGGAGGTCTTGGGAACCAATTGTTTCAGATTGCTTGTGTTTTGTCGTATAGTTTGAAATATAAAAAAACCTTTTATTTTGAAGATAAACTACCAACTCGTAATGACAGACCCTTTTATTGGGACAATTTACTGAGTTCACTAAAAATATTTTTAAAACCATCTATTCGTTTACCAATATACAAAGAACCACAATTTCATTATACTCCAATACCTTATATAGAAGAATCATTCAAGTTGTGGGGATATTTTCAGTCTTATAAGTATTTTAAAGAACATGAACAATCTATATTCCGTTTGTTAAAAATACGAGAAACTCAACAAAAATATAGTCCAACAAATAAGGTCTCTTTGCATTTCAGGATTGGGGATTACAAAGATATACAAGAACATCACCCACTATTGACGATGGATTATTATAAGAACGCAATGAAACAACTTATACGCGATACGCAAAAGGATAATTGGAATATACTTTATTTTTTTGAGGAAAAGGACGCGTCTTATGTAAATGAATATATTGACCAGTTGAAAAAAAACTATCCTAAACTAACGTTTGAATCAGTAGACCATAACTTAAAAGATTGGGAACAAATGATACAAATGAGTTTATGTAAACACAACATAATAGCAAATAGTTCATTCAGTTGGTGGGGGGCATATTTAAATCCATTTGAACCAAACGTATATTATCCTAAACAATGGTTTGGTCCAGCACAAGGTAATAAATCTATGAAGGATTTGTTTCCTTCTCATTGGAGTCTTATACGTTAGAGTTATCTACTTCATAATTATTTGTAGATTTGGATACTTCTTCAAATGATATTACAGGTTCTTCTTTGCGTTTCGGTGATTCGTGTATAGACTCTTCTTCGGTTGCAATAGAACTATCGTCATTATTCGACAATGGATAAGGCATATGAAGTATATTATGGTTTTTTTTACTGGAACCGTCATCGCTAATTTGTATAATTTTTTCACCTTTATTTACTAGTTCAATATTTTTAAAATAGGTTTGTTCTATTTTCATAATATCAATTAAATTTCTTTGAGACATTTTCAAGTATTTTTTGCGTATATCGGGATAAACACTTGTTTCTAATTTTTCTAAAGCGTCATTGTATTCTATCATAATTTCGTGATCGAGAATATCGTGATTTCTACATTTATTCAATGTATTGGTCAACAAGGACGTAGACTGAATCAACGTTTCCATTTGTTCAGGGAATTTCTTGAATTTTATTAAGGCGGAAATAGAGGCAATAATAGAAGATAACCCAATAGGCACCAAGGCTACCAAATTATTATCCCATCCCATTTGTATTTTCATCGATTCAAACATACCTGTCATTAGAGACAACACAATAACACATTTATTCCAATCGTCATTGTCTTTTTTTAATTGTTCATGTGCCAAACTCAACGCATCTCGTTTTGCTTTCAAGTCATTTATTACTTCGCGAATATTATCTTTTTCCATTATATATACACATTAGAAATTACCAACACCTTTTGTCACGCATTTTATGAAAAGTCGGTTCCACCATAGAAACCGATTTGGTATTATTCATTAACACCAAATTATTTATATTATAAAACGTTTGAAAAGGTTCCTTTAGTTGCTCATACAAATTCATAATCATACCATCATGAAAGTAAAACCGAGTTTCGCTACAATTTTTTACGCTTGTCTCCAAATGTTCTATAAATTTGTAATAATTGGAATTCATTGCGGACTTGTCTAAATTTATCACCTTTCACAGATTTGTCATAATATCCTGATGTGCTATATAACCAATTGGTTAAATTCATAATTTGTCTCATAATAATTTGTTTTTCACCTTCATTTAATTTGACGTGTTTGTATACCCAATTTAAAAAAAGTAATCCAGATTCGGTCATACCTAGACGCACGATTTTACTCATTTCGTATTATACTCGTAAAAATATATACAATCAAATAGTTGAATATATTATGTCTGATAAAAAATATATCTATTTTGAACCAAGAGGTCGTTTAGGAAACGCATTATTCAGATATTTTGCTATTGTATTAATATTACAATATAATCCACAATTTTCATATGGTGGTATAAATTTACATAGACGTATTGCTACCAGTTTAGGTGATCATTTGTATAAAGATATTATAACAAATAATCATTTCGAATTATCCAAAATAAATAATAATATATCATTTGGTGGATATTACCAATTTCAAGAGATTTCTAATTATAAAGATCAAATTAAATCTTTTTTACATAATAATCAAGAACATATAATTTATAATTATCCCTACGAAGAATTTAAGATTTCGGATATTATTAATAAACCGGCTATATTAAAGACCTATAACATAGTACTACACATTAGATTGGAAGATTTCATTGAAAATGGAGAATACATAACATGTGATAATATTATCAGATTATTAAATAATCTTACACCTATTTTTTTTCATAATAGTACTACAGCAATTGTTGTGAATAAACCAAAATCATCGTTTGAATTAAATTATATCGAACAAGTTAAATCATGGTTTAGTGACAACCATATTTCTATCATTATCGAATCGAATGATATACTAACTGATTTTCATATTATGAAAGAAGCCAATAAATTAATATGTAGTAATAGCACAGTATCATGGTGTGCGGCATTATTATCAGATACTATAGACATTTGTTATATGCCAGATTATAAAATTAGAACAGATAGAACTCATCAAACACTTAAGTACCCTATAAAAAATACTATTTTATACTCAATATAATAAATAATTATTTAAAAAAATATACTACATATTATATATAAATGAATAATTTATTTGATGTAGTTATTTGTGTCGGTCCAAATGACAACGACGTGATAGAGAGTATGATTCCGTATTCCAAAAAGAATATAATTGGATATAGAAATATTTACCTAGTATGTGCTAATCCAATAATTAATATAGAGGGTACTATTACAATTGATGAAAAAATATTTCCTTTTAATATAAATGATTTAATTCAAAAATTTGGTAAACATAATAGAAACGGTTGGTATTTACAACAATTGTTAAAATTTTATGCAGGAAACGTTATTCCTGGTATTTTATCAAATTATTTAATCGTAGATAGTGATACACATTTTCTAAAACCAACCTCATTTATGGATAGTGATGGTAAATATATATACACAACTGGTACTGAATATCATAAACCATATTTTAATCATATGAATAAATTACATCCATCGTTAAAAAAAGCACACCCTTGTTCTGGTATTGTACATCACATGATTGTTAATAACAATATTTTGAATGAGCTAATGAAAATAGTAGAAACGAATCATAATACTAATCCGTTTTGGAAAATATTTATAAATATGGTAGATCGTGTTGATTTTCCACATAGTGGAGCTTCTGAATATGAAATATACTTTAATTATATGAATATATATCATCAAAATGATATTATAATTAGAGAATTAAATTGGAAAAATGCATCTAGTATAAATGATAGTAATAAAGAATGTGATTATGTTTCCATTCATTGGTATATGCGAAGATAAACATTGACTTTATGACATGTTATTATATTACAGTGACATGAATAAATAATCGTTATGAGTTCCATCCCATCCAGGATTATCTTCTTTATTATAATTTGAAAAATTACAACATAATTTATAATTATTTTCAGTTAAATAATTATGTATATTATCAAAATTTACATTGTATATTTCAATTAATAAATAGGTTGGTCTATACTTATTTAAATTTAATCCTTTTAACACTTCGAATTCATATCCTTCAACATCTAGCGATAATAAATCTATATTCTTTACATTTACTCCATCTAATATTTTTTCTAGAGTAGTTACTGATATTTCTATATTAGAATTATCGATACCCTTTTGTCTAATCCCATCTATTGATGCCATTAAAGAATTATTACCAAAATTTCCTTTTGCTGTATTTCCAATATAATCATTAGATACACACCCTTTGTTTATACATATAGATTTTGGACGATTCTTTACACATAAATTATATCCTTTTAATGAAGGTTCAATTAATATTCCTTTCCAGTTGCGATAAAATTCAAAAAATGCGGTATTACTTTGAGTTAATCCATCATTACCGCCCAATTCTATATAAAACCCATCTTCTTTTTGGTTAAATAATTTATCTAATAATTTATCAAAACATTGCTTTTTATTATTACAATGAGAAAATGATTCCTCCATATGTATATTTACATATTATTTAAAAATAATTCAATATATATATGGATATAATTACAGGAGAAAAAATACAAAATATATGTGATTATTATATTGGAACAAATCGTGATTTTAAATATAATCCAATCATTCGGGATCAAACATCAAAACATATAAATATTGATAATTTCAACATAGAATATATAAAAACCCTGAAAATAAATAATATATTTTGTTATACTCATATAATCGATAGTGAAATTATAAATTTACCTACTCGTATTTATGATTTAAAAAATATATTATCGAATATTTCAACCAAATTTAATATATTTCTTCATAATTCAGACGGTTCATTTAAAAAACAACATAAAAGCTTATTAGAAATTTCTAATGTGAATAAAATATTTACTCAAAATTTATCCATAGAACCAGAAGAAAGAATTATTCCTTTGCCTATTGGCATCGCTAATAGTATGTGGAGTCATGGTAACTTAAATATATGGAAACGCGTATTAGAAACTAATATTTTGGTAAATAAATCAAATTATATCTATTTTAATTTTAAGATTACTACAAATATAATCAAACGAAAGAAATGTTACGATACAATCATATCTAAAAAAATACCTAATCTGCCAAATACCGATTATTTAAATTACCTAACTATTTTATCTTCCTATAAATTTGCAATTTGTCCAGAAGGAAATGGACTAGATACACATCGATTTTGGGAATGCCTTTATTTAAAAGTGATTCCAATTTGTTTAAAAAATCATATAACCGAATATTACAGTAAGAATTTTCCTATTGTATTACTGGATGATTGGACTGAATTAAATATAGACAAAATCAATGAAGTATTTGAACACGCCAATTGGGATAATCATCATATGTTAAATTTAGATAATTATATGAATTTTATTTTATAAAAATTGATTTTTCCATAATTATTAACATAATATAAATGAACATGAATGAGCAAATAATCGAATATTATAACGAACATCATCCTGAAAAACCTATTTCCAATATAGATGATATGCCTATTCCAACTGAAAATATTGTTAATCTTATAAAAATGTTTATTGAACATAAAATAGAAAATATAGAAAATCCATTTGGAATTTGTAAGGTAAATACCGTTTTATTGGATAAAGATACTATTCTTCCAAAGATTGAATTGTCTTTGTATATTGTGAATGAAACTCTTTATAAACTTACTATTGAAGAAATAAATATAGATGAACTTTTGGAAAAACTAGGTATACCTCTCAAAATAGCATGGTTCTTTTGGGAATATGGTTCTAGATATGAAACCGTAAAAATGGATGATGGAACACACACAACATTATTTAAACTATATGCTTATCAATGGTAAATGATTCATAATATAAATATGGAAGAATTGAAAGCAACCATCTAGATACACGTAAAATGATTTGGTTATTTTTCATACCATTTTCTTAGTCAACCAGACAAACATACGTGATGTAGATAAACTTTTACCACAAGAAACTTATAAATCATAGAAATATCAAAATAAATTAAAATATCAGATACAATTAAATCATTATGATATTTCTCAAATAAAAAATAAGAAATATTTTATTTTTATATTAATTTATTTTAGTGTAAAAATTGAAAATTAATTTATGCATAATAAATCATATAATGAGTTGCCAAAATGTGTTGTTCCAAGAAAATGTTGCTCCTACCACATATTTTCCCTTAAATTATTTAATTGAATATGGAAAGCAATTATGGGGAGAGTTTGAATATCATATGGAAGAGGATATTATTGAATATATAGAAATTTTTCAAGAATATCTACCAAATCATATACGCTTGTTCAAGGATCACTGGCAATTACATCGTCTTAGTTCTACTAATCAACATACATGGTTGTTCATGGTTAAAATAAAAGAAAATGTATCACATGAAAGTGTCACTCGTTTCAATTCATCTATAAGAACTCATAGATTTCATATGTATGGACGAAACGGACTTATTTATGAACATACTGATTTTCCGACAAATCCAAATGTTTTGAATATTGCGACATAAAAAATATTTATTTTTGTTGGAAAATGATATTCTTCTATTATGAAGATGTTTATTATAATCCAAATTATTTTGTATCATATAAAATCTTTTATAAATTGTTGATACATTTTATAAAATTTTTCTTCTATGCTTATTGGTAGAGTTATTATATTATCTAAATTATTATACTTCATACAATTATTTTTTATAGAATATGACCATAAAGGATTATTATTTTTATGATTTATAATAATATACAGAGAATCTTTTTTGTATAAAAATTCATTTATATAATCATTCAATTCATCTGGTATATTTAATACTATCTTATTCTTAAACATTTTATGCAATGTCACCGATATTTCATAATTTGTTATTGAACATTTTTTTTTCATTATAAATGATTCATCTATATCTGAAATATTTGTAGAATTGATTTGTTTTAATATTTGTTTTGATAACTCCATTTTGTATTGTATATTATCTATTATTTTATTCAATTTTATATCAAAAATATATTAGGATAAATCGTACCAAATAATGTATCTAACTAATATTCATTATAATTATATTGTAGTGATAACCAATTCACCATTCAAATCTAGTAACATATCTCTTATATTTACAATAATTAGCGAACATAAAAATGTATATCTTTTTATATTGAAAATATATACAAATCAAAAAAAAACATTTTTACAATAGGATATTCCTTATTATTATATGTTGATTTTTCTAGGTTATTTTTTTAAATTATAAATCCTTTTATATAATTGTTTAAATACATCTACATCATACATTCTATTTAAAGATTTTACTCTAAAAAATAAAATATTGGATATATCATCTGGAACTTGTTGATTAATATCATTCATTATCAACTCATGATAATTTGTAGGTAATGATATAAGTGGTATTCCTATTCGTTTTAATATATCTGATATAATTACATCGTCATTGCGATTATTATTATATACATCTTTATACAACGTATAATCACATAATTTTAAAGCATTTATTTTTGATAATATTATAGATGTACCACTGATAAAAGTATTAAATGGCCTATATCCAATAGCTATATTATTGTTATCAAATATTTTAGTATCTATTAACCTATAAAGGTTATCTAAATTATAAAATGAAGATAAATTTGTTCTAATTACAATATCATAATCATAGTTATTATTTATATAATTTAACGATTCTATTGTTTTTTTTAATATACCTGGAATTAATGATTCTTTACCCCTAACATAAATGTTATTTTCTTTTACTAATATACTATCTGGAATAGATTCATTTAACTGTATAAAAAAATATTTTAAATTGTGACTATCTTTATATAGCTTACAATATGAATTTATTATATATTTCATTTCATTATAACATTTATTATCTTCACTAGCAATAATTAAAAGAATAATATTTTTCATATTTAATATATTAAATATAATATATTCATTTTTTAACATTTAATGTTGTTTTTATAACACCTTTATTTTGATATTCTGGTAAATTTATATTAAATATATGATTATTCCTACAAAATATAAATAAACTATTTAAATTTAATACTTCATTTAAATCATTACACGTAAGATTTTTATAATAATCTTGCATATCTTTTAATCCAACCGATGTTCCATATGAATCATGAGGAGATGTTCTTCTAGTTCCATGTTCTGGTCTTCCTGTGGATGCACAAGTAAATAAAAATAAACCATTCGGTTTAAGTATATTATAAATTTTTAGAAATGATTCTTTATATTCTGGATCATGCTCAAAACATTCACTAGATATAATAGTATCAAATGTATTATTTTCAAATGGTAAATCTTTTGTTTTTGATACAATAGTTACATTTTTTGTCATAACAACGTCATTCCCTTCATATTTACAATTTTCAAATAATGAACGATTATTTCCATTTATATCTCCGGAACCTACATCTAAAACTGTTTTATTAATACAATATTCTTTCAAATTGTTTTTTATAAATGTCAAAAAATCTATAGCTTGAATATGCATATATATATTATAAAAAAAATTTTAGATTTTTACAATGTATATGTAAATTAATTATTGGAACTTCATTATTATTAATAATAATATATGGAATTTTTTTATCATTCTCATTTTTCCAAATAAATGTATATTTTGAATAATCTATTACACAGGTTTCATTGACAAATCCTCTAGTATCACCATCCTGATTTCTTGGATCAATACCACCTAAGTATTGTCCAATTGCCGCCGCATCAAATATTGCATCATAAAATTTAAAATTTTTTGTTATCATATGTGTTACATCATTTTTATTATCTTCTATAAATATTGGTAATGTATCTACCCAATCACCCAAAGCATAATAACAATTTGAAAAATTTTCCATATCATTTAATTTTGGATTAAATATATCTAAACATTTTTTTAATATATTGTGATTAGGAATAAACATGAATCCAGGAATACATCTATCTTTAGAATCCATAGTTAATAATAGTTTATTTGTATTGTGAACATTATCTATTTTTTTATATATTAATACATCATTTTCAATATGAATTATATTGGTTATATTATATTGTTTCATATATTCGTATAGTGCTATAAATCTATAAGAAGTCAATTTCCAAAATCCATTTCTAAAAGTATTACTCATAGTAGAAATAACATTTACATAATCATCTATTAAATCTTCTATATTTATTACATGATTCTCTTTGAATAAAGGATTAAACTTTTTATCGGTTATAATTATTATATCACTATAACCGTGTTTTTTTAAATGGTTAATATTGTCAAATATATAAGATTGTAAATTATTCAACATAACTAATACAATTTTCATTATACAACTATAAATAACTTATTTATATTAATTTATCTATAATATCCATCCTAATTCTGTGCCATTTGTCTCGCCCACCTTCACCGCCATTGTGAGTCACTTGATTATCGTGTAATCTATAATGTAATAAAACCTCGGGAAAATTATAAATAAAGTCATATGTTTTTAACATACGTAATTCCATTTCAAAATCTTCGCACATCTGTTTTAAAGTGGGGTCATAATTACCTATTTCCAACATAGCAGATTTTCGAAAACATAAGGTTGGATGATTTAGAATCCAGTGCTTAGGGTTTTCTTTGTAACTTTTCCATAAAATAGAAGGATGATTGGTTACCCCTTTGTTATTGTTTTTGTCATCAAACATTTGTATTTGACCACCACACATATGAACCTCTTTATAGTTTGTCATATAAATGAATTGTTTTTCTATACGATTGGGTACCATAATGTCATCGCTATCCATTCGCATAATTATGTCGTGACTACATAGTATTACTCCTTTATTCGATGTAAATCCCAATCCTCGATTACTATCATTTTCGGAATAAACTACTTTGGTAAATCGTGTTGTTTTTTCAAAATGTTGTAAAGCGTGTTTTAGAATCTTTGTATGGAGACCATCTGAACCATCGTTGATCCAAACCAATTCCATATGAAAACACCCTTCTTGATGTTTTATGGAGTCTAAACATTCTTTTAAATAAGTAGCTTTTGTATTTAAACTAGATATTAATATGGAAACATAGTCTTTAGGACATTGAAATTGGTTTGGTAAGGACATCTGGTTCATTTGTTCATAATTTCTTTTGGTAGAGCCCCATTCTTGATATGCATAAATTTTTCCATGTCCTTTGTATTCTGCGCCAGTACAATGAATCGGTAAAAAAGTATACGATGGAAATATAGTCATATCATCATATTGACCACTATTATACATTCGTGTTAATAATCCGGGTCCCACACTTTGCCAAGCCATTAACCCAGTTTTATCATAATCCACGCAGTTTTGTTTGATCCATTCAATGGCTTCTTTCACTAGAGGGTGTTTGGGTGGAAACCCCATCGTTCCAGTAGCAATCAAACCCTTTCGTAATGTTTCGTGTTCCCATCCAGCAAAGCATTTACAATTCATTAATACGTCGTCTATTTTATCGACGCAAATAGAGTCTGCGTCTAAAAATACACCCCCATATTCATACAAAATTTCCCATCGAATAATATCAGCTTGTCCATTGATTTCCTTCATTTCGGCAATTCGATGTTTACATTCCAATGTTATTTTGGATTGTATAAGACGTTCATCCCATCGTATATATTCAAAATCAGGATTCATTTGTTTCCACGTATCCATATGATTGGAAGGAGGCGGTTTCGGACCAATCCACAATTGGTGAATAATCTTAGGTATAGTCATTTATATTATTATAAAGGACTATTTAAATAGTAGCATATATATTATTATATGTATTCTATATTGAATATGTTATGTATTGGTCTTTTTTCATCATTATCTTTATTTAATCTTGTAAATGAAATGCCCCTTAGAACAATACTACTCACCTATTTTATTGTCGATTCATATAATAACAAATGGGATGTAGTATTACATAATATGTGTTATTCTATATTTACTATAGTATGTCCTTTTGAATATGTACAAAAAACGCTACTCTTTGAATGGAGCACATTATTTTTATTATTGTATAAACAATCATTACCCACCAAAGAATTATTTGTTGTATCGTGGGTACTTACACGACTTGTATATTGTCCCTATTTATGGTTTACTTTTACACACGAACATTATTTCATAAATCATTTGAGTATTCTAATACATGGATTGCATTTTCATTGGACGTGTAAAATAGTAAACCCTAAAATAAACACTATGTCCGGTTATTCTTCTATGTTGTTGATGCTTATACCACTTCACCGATTAAATTATGAGGTTTCTTTACAAACTTATTTGATCCTATATCTTCAAAGTCAGTTGAGTTTTTATCATCATGTGTTTCAGACCGATTTACTTTTGAGTTTAGATACGTGTATGATTATGTATATTTGTTTGGATTATTTGGACATATATCCATACATTAGTTTATTCTATGTTATATATAAAAGAGTTGGGTCAATTTGTTTTCATCGATATGTGTTTGTAATTGCGGTGTCTAAATTATGTTATGTTTACAATGAAGTAATACCTTATGTAGTGATAGGTATTTATGCTTCAATCTATTCTTACCCCGCATATTGGCATATATGCGCAGGCGTTATATTGAGTTATTGTTTTTATGAACAGGTGTCTAATTCAAACTTACTAAACACATAGAATGTAATACACGATGCAAAAAATAAGTAAACAACGACATAATTAAATTAGAAATAAACAATGGAATTAATTTTCTATCATTAGAAAAGGAATATAAAAGAGCTATAACATTGGTAATCACAAAAACAAGGGCTAAAATCATTAAAACCAAAAATAAATTACAAAAATCGACATTCAAAGGTCCAAACAAGGTATTATATAGATCCATATAATATATAGTATATTAAAAAATAAAAGAATGATATAAATAATAAAATCATATTGTATTATGTGTGGTATTATTGCGTGTTTAGGGCATAATGCTTCGCCATACATAATAAACGGGTTGAAACAACTTCAAAATAGAGGATACGATTCTGCTGGATTGTCTCTAATTCATGAAAACAGTTGGATTGTTCATAAATACGTGTCAGACCATTCGATTGAACATTTGGAAAACATAGACTATCCTATGTCAATCAATGGTATTGGACACACTCGATGGGCAACTCATGGTCCTAAAACGATCGAGAATTCGCATCCACATAAAAGTTATCATAATACATTTATGGTCGTTCATAATGGTATTATTGAAAATTATAAATTATTGAAAAACTTTTTAATAGATAAAAACTATGTATTTTATTCACAAACCGACACCGAAGTCATTGCGAATTTATTGGATTATTATTATGGACACACGCATAATGTAATGGATTCTATTGAGAAAACTATACAATCAATGGAAGGTACTTGGGGATTATGTATTCAAGTATTAAACGAACCCAATAGATTGTATTGTGTGAGACACGGAAGTCCGTTGTTGATTGGTAATGGTGGTAATTTTTCTCTGGTATCATCTGAATATAGTGGATTTTGTGGTAAAATAAATAAATATATAGAATTAGATTCGAATGATATTGCTAGACTAGAATATATAAACGACGCAATAACTCTTATCACGAAACAAAATTATACTTTACGAGACATTCCTTTGGAAATGTTTACAGAATCATGTGCCCCTTATATACATTGGACACAAAAAGAAATATATGAACAATCTCTTACCATATGGAATGTAACCAATCATGGTAGTCGTTATAAAAAGGACGGAACAATTGTTCTGGGTGGTTTAGACAAAGACCAATTGTCTAACATAGATCACATTATTTTGTTAGGTTGTGGTACATCTTATTTTTCAGCTTGTATTGGGTCAAAATATATGAAAAAATGGTGTCAGTTTACAAGTGTTCAAGCAATAGACGCAGGTGAATTTACCAAAAAAGATATCCCAAAAAAAGGAAAATGTGCATTTCTAATGGTGTCTCAATCCGGCGAAACCAAAGACCTACAAAAATGTATTGAAATGGTAGAAGGACATATTACGATTGGAGTGATCAATAAAGTGGATTCGGCCATTGCTCGGGAAGTAAATTGTGGGTGTTATTTGAATGCTGGTCGTGAAGTGGGTGTAGCCTCAACCAAATCATTTGTCTCACAAGTGACTTTATTGTCTATGATTTCTTTATGGTTTTCGCAACTACAGTGTGGTATTCAATCATATCATTCAAAAATAATTCAAGATTTAATCCGATTGGCTCGTGATGTAGAAGAAACACTGAATCTAAACATGACCCCTTATGTAGGTTTATTTCATCAACATTGTTTTATTTTGGGAAAAGACTTTGATGAATATACGGCAAAAGAGGGGGCATTAAAAATAAAGGAACTCTCTTATATTCACGCCGAAGGATATTCTTCCAGTAGTTTGAAGCACGGACCCTTTGCCTTGTTGGAAGAACATTTTCCGGTCATTTTGATCGCACCTAGAGACAAACTTTGGCATAAAAATGAAAACAGTTATCAAGAACTAAAAACGCGTGGTGCAACTATACTCACCATAACTAACGAAGTTATAGAACGAGAAAATACAATTGTAGTATCCAAAAATAAAACGTATCAATGTATTTTGAATATGATTCCATTACAAAAATTAGCATATGAATTAGCTATTTCGCGTGGATACAATCCTGATAAACCGCGAAATTTAGCAAAAGTAGTCACGGTGGAATGATGGACGTAAAGACATCTTCTATAGGACTACGACACATCGGACAAGTGTTACTTTTTTGATACCATTTATTAATACAATCATAACAAAAGGAATGTTTACACAAGGTCATAGAATTGGCGTTTGTCTCCATACAAATAGAACATTCAGTGGTTTCAATATCTCGAAAGATTTTTATCAGTTCGATATGATACATAATGTAACCATCTACCAATTCATATGAATAATTGGGATATACATTACATAACCAGTCTACTATTTCATAGTCTTGATGAATACACCTTTCCTTAAAGTAAGCATGATTGTTTTTAAATATTGGGATAGTTTCGAGACTATGTAACCATCTTAAGGTATCTATATGATTGGCATTAAAAAAAGATTTACAAATTAGTTTTTGGTTCAAAGCATTTATATAATATATCCATTTTGCTAAAAATAATCCTTCTTTATATTCACACGCATATAAAAAGGCATCTTCTATGTTAGCTATTTTATTTTCTATCATTAAATTATAAACCACTTCAAAGTGTCCATTTATACATAACCAATAAATACATTCGTCGTCTATATTGAATGAAGAGTCTATGTAACCATGTTTACAAAAATATTGAGCTAATTCAGGCGGAAAACACTGGACTTGTGAAAATAAATATTTGACAATGTCTAAATGCATGGTATCAATGGTTATCAAATATTGTAACATAATATACATATGATTTTTTTCAGCGGATTGAGACAAATATTGGACTATATCAAAATAACCATACAAACAGGCTAATTCAAAACCAATGCGTGTTATTGTATAATTCGTACATTGATACTTTTTGACTACATCTACATAATTTTTTAAGCACGCATTTATAAAATATTCATCACTTACTTCATCATATACATATCCATTGTATTTCATAATGTTCATATGTTCTTGATACATGTTGTATTCTATATAGTATTTAAAGTGTGTCAAATACCAACTCATAAAAGAGCTTTTATTATCCACCACATCGCGACTTATAATGGAAAATATATAATTATGATTGATATTCGAAAATATTGATTTATCCAACGTATACAACAATTGTAATGTTTTATAAGAATGTTGTATAAAACATTCGGTTATATTTATATCTTGTATCAAGGTTGAGTCTAAAGATAGAAAATAATACGATAAATCATACTGATTGTATGTAATTGCTTTTATAAAAAAGGGTTTTAATGGTATATTTGGATAGCATGATAATAACTCTTTTACAATAGGCAAAGTATCATAATGACATAAATAATACATACAATCCATAACTAGACCCTTATTTATAGGACAATGTTTCATAAGAAATAATATATTATTTTTTTTATGGTTGAATTTACAATAATGAATTAAATGATGCTCTTCTAGTACTATATCATAATGTTCGAATACATATTGTATAAAACACCATGGACTAAATAAAATAACTTCAATGTACCATTGTGGGTCTATATAATGTAAAACCTCTTTGTCTCCATTTTGAATGAGTTGTAAAATAGAATGTTTAGTTAATTCGATATGTATATGATTGTTTTGAATCCATTGTAAAAAAGGGATACATGTACATTGTAATGTTGTCCATTTATATATGTTATACAACACAATAGCATCTTTCCAATGTCCATCACGTAATAAACATTCCATTACAAAGATAGGCGTTTCTTGTTGATACAGTAAAATATTTGTTTCTGTAAGAGAATTCAATTCAAATATATTCATCTATATAATAATACAAGGTCTATTTATTATCCTTTTGGCTCACTAATTTTTAGATATTTTATGAACAAAGAAATATAGTCGCCTGCTAAATAATAATAGATAACTTTAAAATGTTTTTATTGAATAGTTCGATACATTTGTAGACTTCGTTCACGTGCCATAGTATAATCTATAATAGGCAAAATATAAATATCCGGATCTCCGTGTAGATCCCATTGATGTATTTCATTAGGAGGAACATCATTTAATTCAGGAATCCATTCTTTGATGTAAATACAATGTGGATCAAAACGCTTACTTTGTAACCACGGATTAAACACTCGCTGACTATATGGTTTTGTATCAATACCAACGGATGAAACCCATTGCCAATTACCATTGTTGACACATGGGTCATAGTCGATTAATTGTTGGGCAAAATATAATTCTCCTAACCTCCAGTCTAATCCGAGCAAACGATTCAAGAAATTAGAGACAATTAATCGACCACGATTATGCATATATCCAGTTTTATTCAATTGACGCATACACGCATCCACCACTGGAAATCCTGTTTCCCCACGTTTCCACCATTCCAAATGCTTTTTATTATTTACCCATTTTATTTTATCATATTTCATTTGAAACGCTACCGATTTTTTTAATAGATTGGGGTAATAATAGTTGATGTAATAATAAAATTCACGCCATATGAGTTGAGCCTTCAAGTTTTCATCTTTGAAATGATGATATACTTCGCGTATACTGAGACAACCATATTTGATGTAGGCCGACAATTGGGTTGTTTTGATGCTCAATTGGTCTTCGTAATCTATGTTTGTGTGAAGATATTTCAATCCACTTTTTCGTCCTCCTTTGACGTTGTTATGTGGATTATATGTATAATAATCTAAATTTGGACTATAATAAGATATATGTTCGAGTGGTTTATGATATATCAAATGTTTCAATGGATGATTTTGTGTATTAGGTATAGAGTGTTTGAGTACATTATTTTTGAATGGTGTATATACTACATAAGGAGAACCATCTGTTTTATTGAAACGACCGATTGGACTCAACAAGTAATCTTCTATTTGGACGCAATTTATGTTTTTTTTCGCACACCATGAGTCAATACTTTGGTCACGTTCTATAGCATAGGGGGTATAATCTTTATTGAATACTATGTTTGAAATTGGAGCGGTTTTATGAATTTTATTTAATACCTTCAAATTGTCTCCATAGAAAATATGTAAAGGTATATGGTCACGAAGTTCTTCCAATGATTCACAAAGAAATTGTAAGCTATTATTGGAAAGATATTTATTTTTTTTGATTTGTTCAGGAGTAAATATAAAGATAGGAATAATATGGTCAAAGTGTTTCATAGCATAGTTTAGACCTAGGTTGTCGAAACTTCTATAATCTCGGTGAAATATAAATATGGTATACATAATATATATTTTATCTTTATTTTAATATAAAATTATGACAACTAAAACTACTATTATGATGGTTCCGTGTTCTTATGGAGAAATCATGGATAAATTAACTATTTTAGAGATTAAATTATCTAAGTGTATAGACGATTCTAAAAAAAAAAATATACAAAACGAATACAACGCTTTGAAGCATCACAAAAAAGAAACCGAGCCTTTGCGAAGTTTATTTCATGAATTAAAAAATATCAATACTCTTTTATGGGATTGTGAAGATAACATACGACTAAAAAGTAAACTTCGGCAATACGACGAAGAGTATATTTCAATTAGCGAACATATACATCAACACAATGACCAACGATATTCTATCAAGCGAAAAATAAATCAACAATATCATTCGTATATAACCGAAGAAAAGATTTACAACTTAATATAATGACCCTTGGACGTGTTATTTATGAAGATTACAAAAAAAATATACTTCTAGAAAATTATAGTATATATTACAAAGAATGGGATAAAAATCAATTTGTAGAGTCAATCATAAGATGCATAGACGAAAAATACAATATATTAATGTATCGCGAACCTGACCATCACGATAAACTTTTATTGGATACTATAGAAATTGGAGACAAAGAGGTGTCATATACATCATATAAAAATAGCAAAACACTGGCGCATAAATACGAAGAACGACATTTGAATAACTTATTCACCATTATGTTATATTTTCGACATAATACGATTTGTCAATATTTGAATATAGTCAATGACTACGAATATAAATTACATCATTATGTAACTTTTTTTGATATGGACAAATCCATAATCGAACAAGTTTATTTTCATTATAATATGCTTTTGTTAAATCAACAAAATTACACTCAACCTATGTATAGCATATATATGAATCCAGTAATTGTACGGAATTTGAATATTGAACCTAAAACGATGGGATTCTTTCAAAAAGAAGACATCCATAAAACATTATTGATTTATATGTCTGGTGGAATTGGAGACAATATTATGTATAGTAGATTTATAAAACAAATTGCTCAAATGAATCATAACATTATTTTTTTAGTGTATGATAATTTGTTTTGGATATATGAGTATATATATCGTGATTGTCTCAATGTTGACGTAGTCCCTTTTTGCGACCGAGGTAAAATAACCAAGTTTGATTATCATTGTAATGTATCTTATTTACATTATGCTTTAGAGTTGGATTACAAAGACATTTATATAGATTATTTTCCAGAGTTACCAAGTTATCCTGTAGATGTATTACTATACACCAAACCTATAATGGTGATCAACTGGAAAGGAAATAGTGATAATAGTCATGAACGTCATAATAGAAGTATTCCATTGTCAAAATGTATTCCATTGTTTGAATGTAACCATATTCAATGGATTACCATTACACAAGACATTACTTCAGAAGAACAACTATTGTTAGACCAATATAATGTAAAGAGTTATTCCTTAGACCAGTCGGACGAATCTTTTCGCTATAGTATTAGTATATTGAAACAAATACAAGGAATGATTACTACAGATACATCGTTAGCTCATTTATGCGGAACCTTAGGAATAAATACCTATGTTTTATTGAGTGCTGGATGCGATTGGAGATGGACAAAAAATAAGACTACCAATTGGTATCCAAATGTGACGTTGATACGCCAGTCTAAACCATTTGAATGGAACTTAGATGAATTAATCCATTTATTATAAAGAACATTATATATTCACTATATATAATGTATCTAGTTCAGCATATATTACTGCCATATATTGGACAACAAAAAATATATTTTATGATATACACCTTATTGAGTTTTATGGTGTATACTATTGGTTCCATTGTAATACCCCGTATTATCACAGAATTTATAAATGCTGGACATAAAATAAATTCGTCTATATTTTTGAACCTATTAAAAAGTGGTAATATGAAAGGTATACTTTATTGTTTGGGTATTTTATTTGTATTATTTATTATTTTAGATTATTCAAAAAATAATTTAGAAAGTTATTTACTATTTCATTTTTCATCTGATTCCAAAAAAAAAACTATAAAACAAATTTTTTACAAATATACAAAAAATTATAAGGAATTATCGGAATCCGAAGTCTCTTGGATGATACAACAAATTTATGGAACCATACGTTTTATTATTAGATATATATTTATAGATCTTATTCCGTGTATTTTTATGTTTTTAGCTATAAGTGTTTATTTTTATAGTTATGATAAAATAGTTGGCTCATTGTTTGTAGGTCAGTTTGTGGCACCACTTATGATTTTTTATATATATCATCCCGAATTATTAGATTGTTATTGTAAATCGGATACAGAAGCTATAAAAAACAATAACTACATTGGAGACAAAACTAAAAATTTGATGAATATATTGTTTGACAATTCGGTGGAAAGTGAATTAAATCATATTATGAAAAAAGAAGACGACCACTTTAAAATTATAACTAAATGTTATCATTTGAATAATAAAGTTTTGTTTATAAATAATATTGTATTTTATAGTGTATTTTTTTTGATACTTTATAGATTATTATATAAGGATAAAAAAATGATTAGCAATATTTTGATTACTTATTTGATTTATAAAGGAATTCAAAGTAATTTTTTACATAATACATTATATCAGTATTATGGTGTTTCAAAATTCATCAAAATTAATCGATTCATTGAAGAAATGGAAACGAACGAATCTTGTATTCCAATACACACATTCAAAGGTATAAAACTAAATAATGTAAGTTACAAATACGATGAAAAATCAGATTATATTCTAAGAAACGTAAATATTCATTTTAAGCCGGATAAACTCAATATATTGATGGGTAAGTCAGGATCTGGAAAAACGACCATTATGAAATTAATTATCAAAATGGCTAACCCAACCAAAGGAGACATCTACTTAGACGATACGAATAGTAAAGATTTATGCAAAACAGACATTCGAGATAATATATATTACGTCAATCAACGAACCATTTTATTTGATGAAAGTGTATTGTATAACTTACAATATGGAAACAAAACTTCCAAAGAAGATATGATATCTTTGCTAAAAAAACATGATTTGTTTGATTATTATGAAAAATTGGAATATGGTATAGATACTCCTTGTGGTACAAACGGATCTAGATTATCGTTAGGTATGCAAAAAATAATTATGGTAATACGTGGTATATTAAAACCCAATAAATCTATAGTGATTTATGATGAACCATTGACCAGTTTAGACCAAGAGACTCGTAAAAAAATAGTCAAATTAATTGTCAATGAGACAAAAGGTAAAACAATCATTGTCATTACACATGACCCAGATATCTTACCATATGCTGACCATATCGTTCGTTTGTAAACCTTTTTTTAAATTTATTTTTTTAAATTCACCATCTACTTCATCGTGTGTGATCATAATGATGGTTTTACCACGTCCGATTTGTTTGATAGCTTGAATGACCATTTTTTTATTGGGTTCGTCCAAAGATGCTGTGGGTTCATCCAATATAATAATAGGCTTGACCCGATATAATGAACGTAACAACCAAACCAATTGTCGTTGACCGCCTGATAATAGAGAACCATCCCGACCAACTTTTTGGTCAAGTTTTTTAGTAAAAACGTCAATATTCATAGATTCTAGAGTTTGTATGATTTGTGTTTTACTAGGTGGACGTTTCAATCCATATACTATATTATCGTATAAAGTTCGGTTAAATAATTTTGGACTTTGTGGAATATACATGATGTGTTTCGACAATTCGTTGGTAGACAACTCATTTATATTTATGCCTCCAATAGTAATGGTTCCCATAGATAAAGTCTTATGTTTCATTAATAATTTAATGATGGTAGTTTTACCAGAACCACTTTCACCAACAATTGCGATTTTTTCACCCTTTTGTATTTTGAATGAGACATTTTCTAGTGAGTAATGAGTTCGGTCGTATTTATGGTAAATGTTTTTGAATACAATATCACCATTTTTGAATATTTGTTCACCTACTTTACAATGATAATCTTTTGGTATTTCCTTATTGAAAAATTCGTTGATATCATAAATTTGTCCTAAATTGTCTGATAAAGAACGTGATACAACGCCAATGGAATCGCACATAGTAATCAACAAAAGAACCACTTGCGAACATTGGAATAAATATTGTTTGTTAATCTTTTTATTCAAGTAATCCGTCCAAATCATATAGCCTAAAACAATACCCATCATAAGATTCATTAATTTAGTCATCGTATCATAAGCAATAGAAAAATTTAATGATTTATAATATTCATAGTTATAATGGTGTAAAATATTATATAAAATAGATTTTTCTTGGTTTATATTTTGAAACGATTGAACTACACCAATGTTTTTTAAAGATTCGCCTAACTTTTCAAACGTATCGTCTACATGTTCTTCCTTTCTTTTATTGATGTCTGTAATGTGTTTTATATTTATAATTTGAAACGCAACCATTGCTAGAAAAAATCCTAAAAATACAACCAAGTATTTTAATCCTAATTTAATATAAAAATAAAAAATGCCTATCATAAATCCAAAAAAGACATGACAAAATTCTTCTTTGAATGATTTCAAAGCACCCTGTAAAATCCAGGGCATTTTCGATATTTTTATAATGATTTCAGTAATATTTAAATTTTCGTAATTACAATAGGAGTTTTCATAAATGTAATCATAAATACGTAATACAACAAATTCATAAAAATGTGGTATGAGTCTCCACGCTAACCAGTTGATGAAAATATGTAAAAAATTAAATGCGGCAATAGAAGCTACAATATAATATAAATAAACTTTTTTGAAATGAGTATAAAAATGACCGATACTTTCAGGCAATATTATATTATGAATAAAAGATGCTAATGGTATCAATAATAAATAAAATAAATAATACACCTTATTTTGTAGAACAAAATCTAACAAATAATGAAAAATATTTATCATTATAAGTAGAATATATTTTTTTACCACTTCGTTTTTTTTACGTTAATTTTAGGACCTTTCTTTGATTTATAATCACCTGGATTGTATACATCATCTTCTTCGTCTGAACCAAGATTTTTAGACAATTCCCAAAATTCTTTGGATCCTAATTTAAAATCCTTGTGATTTTCGGCTCGGTACCAAAAGATTTGTTCTTGTAATTGATTTGATTTTACATTATTGTCTATGACCAAGCATTCATAATTTTCAGTACATTGATCCATGACTTGGCAAAAGGATTCAAATGTAGGAAACATACCTGCATAATTTTCATAAATACGTTTTCGATTAGCGATGTAAGGTTCTCTCAATATGAATACATAATCAATATTTGTTCTTAGTGTTGGTGGTATACCTAACGGATATTGCATTGTAATAATAAGCATGACCTTCCAGTGTCTACCATTCATAAATAATAAACGCATCATTTTGTCGCGTGCCCATCCGTTGTCATATAAACAATCATCCAATATAACAAATGCCCTTGCGTCAATCGAACTTTTCTTGTAGGTTTCGATTTGCTTATTCACTTGCTTGATGACGGCTTTTTGTCTTTTCAAAACGTTTTCAATGATACCTGTATTATATTCATCGTGAATAAATAATTTAGGCACATGACACGAATAAAACCCATTACCGGCTTCTGTGCCAGAGATTACAGTACCAATAGGTATATCTACGTGATGAAATAATAAATCCCGAACTAAAAAACTTTTGCCAGTGTCTCGGCGACCTATTAACACCACCACTGGTCCCTTATTTTCATTTTTTAAAAAGGTAATACGTTTCATATCAAACTTTCTAAGATTCAGCGTCATATAATAATATAATATAATTGATTATACGTGAAACGACGCAATTAGTTTAAAACACTTGATAAAAGTATATATAAAGATATAATGGAAAACTCAAATTATAATCCTATATTGGACTATTTTGAAATAAACTATAATCCTCTAGTAGAAGACTATAAAGATAAAGTAGACTATAATAATCATATTATAACCATAGACCATAAAGATTATAATTGTTTTATGAAAACTATTCCTTTAGTGGATTATGTTAAGTTATTGATTGGAAAATATAAAAAATATGAATTATGTGTATTACCTTCTAAAGAAAACAAATGTAATAATATATACGAAGAATATATACACTCTATACACAATTATGCTTACGTAGATAATTTTTTTTATATGCTATCTAGTAGATTGTCGCAATTCAAACATAGTATAAATGTATACTATAGTTTCATTGGCATAAAAGAAAATTGTGAAATCAATATTGTGGATGATTTTGAATATTTATGCGATTCAAATTATTTCAATGAACATTTGAACAAATCCTTTCGATTTAAGGACCAAGATATTCATTCTTTATTTTCGAATTTAAAGAAACCACCCATTGAATTAAGCGATGAAATTTTAGAGGTTGAATATGAGACATTAGACGATGATATTCAAGTAGTGGAAGAACAATTACAAGAAATAACAATAGATTTAATACATGAGAAAGACCTATCTAACGAAAGTTCTGATGAGCAAGAAGACAATAGTGACACAGAAAGTATTTCATCGGAGGAAGATGACGACGAATGTTCTTCTAACGATGATCATTCATCTCAAGACAATGACGAAGAATCTAGTAATACTTCTTCAGACGATGATAGCATTATGGATAAACTTATATTAGTAATTGATAAAATACCTTGCCAACATATTATGTTAGAAAAATGTGTAGATACAATGGATAGTTTATTTGAATCCGACGATATCAATATCGAACAATTGACAAGTGCCATATTTCAAATAGTGCTTATGTTATATGTTTATCAAAATGTGTTTGAGTTCACTCATAACGATTTACATACAAACAATATCATGTATGTTGAAACAGAAGAAGAGTTTTTATATTACAACATAAAAGGGCAATATTATAAGGTACCTACATTTGGAAAATTATATAAATTAATTGATTTTGGTAGGTCTATTTATACTTATCAAGGCACTCGTCTTTGTAGTGATAGTTTTTCTCCAAATGGAACTGCTCACGGACAATATAACTGCGAACCTTTTTATAATGATCGCAAACCAATATTAGAACCAAATTATAGTTTTGATTTATGTCGGTTGGCGTGTTCTATGTTTGATTTTATAATAGATGATTTGAAAGATATAGATACATTTCGAAAAATTCCGATTTATGATATGATCATCGGATGGGTTTATGATGATCATAATAACAATATATTGTACAAAAAAAATGGCGACGAACGATATCCAGATTTCAAATTATACAAAATGATAGCCAGAAATGTGAATCAACATATTCCTGAAAAACAATTTGACCATATCGCGTTTCGTTCTTATAAACAAGATAATTTGGAACACTTTTTAGATATAGATAAACTGATTAAAACGAAGGTTCTCCTGTAAATATTTGTGTCTTTTGTTCTTGTACTTTCATATAATAATCTTTTAGAATAAATACTCCTAAAATAATAATAAACAAATAAAACGATTCCTTAAAAAATAATTTGTTTTGGTTTTCTATTGGACTTGATCTATATAAAAATTGTTTCCATATAAAAAAAATCACTGAAATAATAAGAGATATATAAATATATTCATAAGGTACCATTAAAAGAATAATAGGTTTTAATTATTATTCTTTTACGAAAGATTTATAATTCTTCTATGTCTAAATGAATATTGTCTTTTTCTAAATCCTCTACATTTATTTTAATTTCTTCGCCTATGTTTAAGTAATCTTTAGTTATATCAGGATGAAAACGAATACTATTTTGTTTTTCAGATGAATCTTCTATTTGGATAATATCCGAACCAACAAGTTCATCACATACTTTGATTTCATCCACAAGTTCATCACATACTTTGATTTCATCCACAGGTTCAACACATACTTTGATTTCATCCACAGGTTCATTGAATACTTTGATTTCATCCACAGGTTCATTGTATACTTTGATTTCATCCACAGGTTCGACCTTTTCTTTTTCTGATTCAGGAAGTGGTTTATTTTCTACTACTGTTTCTACCTTACTGACATCTACTTCTTGGGTTTCATCGATATATTGTCTCAGTAGGTTTTCCACTGGAAGATTATCTCGAATGGTATTCATAATGCTAGTTTGGACTAACAACTCAAATTCTCTATTTCGGCGTTGTTGTTCTAAAGGAGGAATGTCTATTTCAAACAAGTAAATGTTTGAGTACAATTTTCGAGCAATATTGATATAAATTTTATGTAAAAATATAGTAAAATCGGGAATGTCTATATTTATTTTTTTATTTTCACTTCCAACCCTTACACAACTTAGTAACTTCAATTGTATTATATGAACACAAGTAATCAAATCTTCTAAATAGGAACACTTTGACTTTGCAATAATGCGGTCTTTTTCAACTTGTATAATATTCTGATTCCAATTTGGAATACGAGACAATAAATTTTGATATGTCATCAAATATTTATCAGGTTCATCGTTGGTTTGACATAATTGAATAGCTTCATTGAATATAGAACGAAACCCATCAATAATATGAGATGTAATCAAATTAATCAATAAAATGGACCATTCATTTTTAGAGTCATTCAGTATATTTGAAGTAAAGTCATCCATAAAAAAGAATAATATTTATATTTCTTTATTATTACGAAAAAGACACACTAAATAAAATAAACATAAACGTTCGCTTTTGAATTGTTTAGTCCATGAATTAAAGTTACATTCTACATTATCCTTCAAAAAAAGTACCAATTGGTCAGCATAAATTCCATTCGCATATAATTCTTCCACTACAATATCAATTGGATTGTTCTTTTCTAATATTTTTTTTATAGATGAATTGACCACCTTTATTTTAGGAGGTTCGTCCAAAACATACACAGAAATAAATCGCGAACGTATTGGTTGTAATAGTTTGTCTTTGTCTTTGGTGATTATAAAAAAACGAGTAGAATGACTATATACTTCAATACTTCGTCTCAAAGAATATTGAGCATCTACCGTCAAATATTCCGCATCATATAATACAATACTCTTGAACAAAATATTTGGAGACAATTGTTGTTTTGAAAATAATTTTATATCATCTCTTATGTTTTTTATACCTTTCGAGGTACCACAATATAATTTCATAATATATTTATCAGACAACTTAGGTGGATAATATTGTTCGAGGTGTTTTATAATGTCTTCTTTCACATTTCCATAAAACAATATATGAGGTATATTGTCCTTGAACTTATCAAAAATATCCATAGTTAAACTAATATATTACTTTATTTTATATGATATTAAATGATATATACATTTCATATCAACCAGTAAATAATACTATTTTGAAAGAAGCCATGATTCATTGTTACAATAATATTTGTTTTTCAACGTTCCCTTACATAGATTATAATACACCTTTATCCAAAGATACCATTACAAAGTATAATTCAGGAAATTGTATTGCTATGTCTTATTTTGTAAAAGGTTACTTGAAAAATAATTATAACATAGATAGTCAACAAATCGTGGCCTCTGTTCCCGAACATTTTAGAATAAAAGGGCAAGATGAATTATGTCACGTGGCCTTATTTATTTGTAAATCTAACAAAGAATTTTATATTGTAGACCCAGCATTTTATTTCTTAGATCCTATTCATATTAAAGACGATAAAGAACATTCTATAAATACTTATAATATACACGAGGATAAATCAAATGTATTATATTATAGTTTAAATAAATGCACGAATGAAAACATATTACCTAATAGTTTTTCGTGTAAATGTTATTTTAGGGATTATCCCAATCATAAGTATGAATATATATTCAATGAGATTATGAATCCGGATGATAGCATTGGTAAATCATATCATTCTATAAAGAAAGACCCATTTTTAGTCAAAACGGAGTATGAAAACAATATTATCAAAAAAATATATCATTTGAAGAAAGAAAATGACCAAATGATTGTTATACATAATTACAAAGTAATTCCTTATAATTATAAAAAGTTGTACAAAGATTTATATAAATATTTAGACCCCAATATTAGGCTACACTAGAAAGCGAATGTGTGTATGGATTTTCCTTGAATGCCTTTAATATACTATTGTCCATAGCAGGTAATTCATAAGATTGGTTTTGTTTTGTCATTTCCCCCATAATGGAGTCACTTTTAGGTACATATAAAGCATTGGTCCGAGTATTACATTGTTCATGACCATTTATAGAAGCATTTATGTCTCCATTGTATAATTTCATATTTCCATTTGCCGTCCGATTCTCATATGGTTTTTGAATATTACGTTGATTATATTCCGCATCGTAAGATTTGAACTGAGCGCTACCATTTGCTCCACCCATAATAGAATGGGATGTACTTTGTCTCTGAGTATGATTCATATATGGATTCGAATGAATATATATATTACTAGACTGTCCTTGAACATTCAAATGTCCCTTTGATTCGCTAGTCATTTCGCGATTGGTGGTTGGTGTGGATTGATACGGATTGGTCACTGGTTTTTTAGCGGTGATACTCATAAATCCGGATGGATTGGGATGTTCTACTACTTTCTTTTCTTGCTTAAAATGATTTGTAATAGGAGAAATTACATTACTTATAAATTGTCCAGTTATATTACCAAAATAATCTTGTTTTGTAGTTCGATTGTTTTCCAATAATTGGAAACTTTCTTTTCCGTGGTCGGATACTTGAAAAATACCATTAGACGATAAATTAGTAAAGGGTTGAGTAGGTAATTGTTGTTTTTTACTTTCTTCGTTATTGCTTGTAGTATAAGATGTAGTAGAATTATTACCACGTACTCCATAATAAAGAACACTGGTATCTTCCCGATTTTCATTGGTTAACATTTGTAGAGGTTTTTGTGTAGATTGTTCTATACCACGCGCCGGACCAACGCCACCACAACCTTCATTCATATGATAGGTATCAGGTGTTTTTTTTATTACCTTTCCAATATTTCCTGACTGGTTTGGTTTGTAAGCGGGTGACTTGTAATTTAGATTATACACAGATTTAGGATTATTTGAGGTACGGAGTTGATCGACCGTTTTGGGTTGAGTTTGGTCTCGATATTGCATCGAAGAATTAAACCCTAAATCACCTGGCCCTTCACGTATTTCCTCCCATGGTTTAGAATTGGCGTGACGTTTAGATTCATTTACTCGAGATTGTAAAAAATCATTTTGGTTCTGGTTACCAAAGACATTTTGTAGATTATCTTGTGGTTTAAATAAAGTTGCGGTTTCTTGTTTTACAATCGTATTACTACCAGAACCAGTATATGTATCCAAACGATTATCATTGACAAAATTATTTGTACCGTACGAATTATTTTTATAAAAAGGAGTCATATTATTATGTGTAAACGAGCTATTATTTGTTGTTTCCTTGTTGAAATGCTTATCCGCACTGGTAACGAGCGGTTCTGATTTTGGGTTTAAAGTTGTTTGATCCATTCGATTTTGTAAGACATTGGTAATCACAGGTTTTTCTATTTGTTGTTCAAAATTCTCTTTTTTTTTTTGATTAGATACTAAATAAGCACTTCCTAATAATACGGTAGCAATAACTACTTCTGTCATTATAATATAAATTATTTTTTATTTTTTGTATAATAATCTTTTTCTAAAATTCGAGTATTTAAATTATGTTTAAATGGGGTAAAAATATGTTCTTGTGGATTAGAGTGTACATAATCATAACGTGAACGTTCTACATCTCGTAATTTCCACGCTGGCATAGTTGTACGAGTTTCATCAATTGAAAAATTGGTTTGATTATAATTAAGACTACTAGATTTGAATTCATTATAAGGAGTCGTGTCTCTTCCAAGTGGTATCGTTCTATTTTTCAGTTCACTTTCTATATTGGTTGTATTTTTATGTAAATTCGCGCCCCATTTTTGTAAACGAATGTGAACGTCATTTATATATGGATTATCTAATCCATTTCCGGGGGTATTTAAATGATATATTCCAGTAAACGTAGATTCTTCTAATCTTTTTTGTTGTAAGGCTATATCATTCGAAAAACGAGTAAAGGCCATTATTATTATACTAAAATATAAAAACTAATTCAAGAAAAGCGGACGATCTAATAAAGAATGAATATGTTGTTCAGGAAGAATCGTGGTCGGTTTTTCAAACCAAGATTTTGATTCTAAAGATACAAACTTGGGTTCTACTTTGAAAGAAGGTCCTTCTAAATTGGTAGAACGAATTCCTCTTAGCATACTTTCTACATCTACATAATTTTTAGATAATTGTTCACCATTCATTTTGGCCATAGACCCTAATTCCATAAATCGTGTATCGTTGTGAATAGAATAGGTTTCATTCATTCGATACAACTGATTTCGTTCACTTTCGCGCTTTTTGACGTTGTAATCAGACATTTGATTTTTATTACGTGTAGAAGACATTAATATATCTTACTATTTTTTTTTACAATAGTCTACATTTTGATACAAAATACGTGTATCCGTTCCACCACGCATCCATAAAGGATTCACATCCGCTTCGATTTTTGCGCTTTGTAATTTTTTTTTTACATCTTCTTGCATAGGATAATTCGCAATATCTTGAAAAGGTTGTTCGTTGAATTGAGAGACACTTTTCTTTTCTTTGAACGTGTCTCCTAATCTGATTTTATTTTCTTGGTATACATCCACATTTCCTTTTCCTAAAAAGGGGACGGTTTTATAGGGGCGTTCATGTAAAGTTAGTTTTACATTTGGGTTGGTTAAAATACCTTTCTTCAATATACTATTGTCTTTTACATTACAACCCAGCGGACCTAATTGATGCGTAGATTTATTCACAAATACATTAGGTTGTTTTACAGCAAAATCTAAACCGCCTAAACAATCGTTCGAATATGGATTGTAAGTATTGTAGTTAGATATGTTATTGTTCATAATATTATCTTGCGTATAATTTATTTCGTCTTGTCCAATTCGCGATAAGCGATGAAATGTATAATCAAAAACTTGCGACATAATTAATATAGTATAATATTTTTTTAATAAGAAATAACAGATTTATCACTAGGTAAAATGCCGTAACAATAAGTTAAAAATCCAGATTGGTCGTTCGGTATAGTAGTATTTGGGGTTGTATGAAATGGTCTCATTTGATGTTCGAATTCAATTTGGTCGCCTTTATCTTGAAATAAATCCTTTATATTTTCGTTGTCTTTGTTATGTTCATAAATAAATTCTTTGGTTTTATCGTTTATAGATTGTTCTGTATCAGCACCATACTCCGTTTCAAACGAAGGCGTTTTTCCATAACTTTTATTAGATGTAGTTGGTAATTTTGGTATAGAATCTTTTTTGTTAGTATTGTATTTGTAATCGCTCATTAATGTATTACCTAAAGGATTTATGATAGATAAATCTTTTGATATAGTACTATAATTATATTCTACATACCCCTCTTTGTAAGAATGAAATATAGCAATCATTCCTAATATAACAAATCCTAATATCAAAATAATATTTTTTTTTAAAATAATATACCCAAACAAACTAATCCATATAACAAAACGCGATAAAGCATTTAAATTTTGAGTGTTACTTTGATGTTCATTTGGTAATACATCAAATATATAGTTAGAGTTCAATAAAATAGTAGGGTCATCCATCCAAAAAGACATTCTTATATATATTTATTATTTCTTTTTTTGTTTTCTTTTCGTTTTTTTGGGGGCATCACCTTTTTGAAATACATAATCTCCAGTTGAGGTTTTTTCTAATTCACGTTGTTCCATATTTTTTTGCATTTTTTTTCGCATACGTTCTTTTGTGTCATTTTGTTTTTGTACTTGTTCCATTTTATTCATCATACCTTTCATATCTATATTTTTCATCATATCTTTTAATCCAGGCATATCTTTCATTTGATTCATAATATCAGAAGCTTCTTTCATCATATCTTCTTCTTTCAAATCGCTATTTTTTAGTTTTCCCTCTAATTTTGAACCTACATTTTTAACTAATCCCATCATTTTACTTGGGTCTTTCATAATGCTATTCATAAAATCCTCAGGGTTACCAAAATCGTTAGCTGTTTCTTGAGCAATTTCTTTCGCAATTTCTCCTATTTTTCCATTCATCATTTTATCCATAGGATTATTGGACAAGTCGCCAAACATAGGATTATTGGACAAGTCGCCAAACATAGGATTATTGGACAAGTCGCCAAACATAGGATTATTGGACAAGTCGCCAAACATACTATGAATTGTATTTGATAAATCATTTTGTTGAAACATGTTTTTCATATGTTCCATCGTTTCTTCCATTTTTTCGTGAGCACTATTTTCCATAGGATTATTTTTTTCAACTACATAAAATAATATCAGTTGTAAGTATTTCCATAAAGTATTACGTGATTTATCACTTAATTTTTCGTCTTTCATCAACAAAGAAAAATCAATATTTGGTAATAAATATACAGTATCATCAAACAAGGACATTTTTTCATATAAAATATCAAAAAAATGATTTGGAAAAACACTCAAACAATATTCATATACAGTATCATCGCCTAATTGGTTCAATGTATCTGTCAACTCAGGAAACGTAAGGATTAAATCCTTTTTCAAGTCATTATAAATTGTCAAAAATCCATCCATTATACTATGATATATAAATTGTTTATATATCTTTCGCGTTAAAATACATATAACTTAGACGAGTAAGATTTTTGATATATCCAACAAATTCATTCACAATGTTTGTTTCGAATTGTTTGAAATTTTTTTTAAAATAATTAATATATTTTATCATGTCATCGGAATTGTTTTTTACATCTTGTTCATAATTCTTATTTAAAAAAAAAGATATATTTCCATCTATAATATCTTTATGATATTTACTCGTAATATGTTCATACCACGTTTTGATAAGTAATTTTATATTCATATTTTTTACAACATGGTTTTTGTTGTAAAAACTTTGGAATAATTTGTCTCCATTCGAATATTTTTTCAAAAAACCCAGAAAATCGAAATACATTTTATTGAATTGTTCAAAAATTTGTTTCGACATTACTTAATATATATGTATTACTTTAAATGAATTTCTTCATTTCGTTTTTTTTCTAATTGTTCTAAAGAATAATCTAATTTAGGTTTTTTATCGTCCAACAATGGGGTCGGAATAGAATCATTGGATTCATTTAATGTAGAATAATTATACATTTGTCTTATTCCGCCATTGCCTTTTGCGGAAAGTTCATCCGGACTCATATCCAGAAAACTATAAGAATCACTTACTACACCAGTCATCGTATTGGTCATAGAGTATTCGCTCGGTTCATTGGATATTTTAGTGGTTTCTTCTTCTATATTTTTGGATTGGGGTTTGATATATTCTAATATTTGATTACCGCTCAAAATTTCATAATTGGGTTTCAACAATAATATAGGCACTCTATTGATCATCGGTGGCAATAACTTTTGAGTACCGTCTAATAAATTTATGTAAAAGGCATTGTCTTTTAATGTTCGACTATCAATACATATATACGTAAATATATCTTGTAATCCATGTTTGTTGAGTTCTTCTAAAATTTCAGAGGAATGTTTACAATATTTGCTATAATACAATTCGGGTTTACTCATTTATTAATCGTGATTTTAAAAAAATGAGTTTTTACCTAAAAAAATTGATTTAAGATTAAATATATTATATATTATAATGAGTAAGATTGTTGTAGATTCTATGATTGAGACGAAAGACCATTTAGAATTTGACTTGGCTCAAATTGATTTATCTTTGATCAATGCTTTACGTCGAACATTGTTAACCCAAATTCCGTCTTTGGTCATTCGTGGATTCCCGCATAAAGAAAATTGCATCGACATCACAAAAAATAATACCAGATACAACAATGAATATTTAAAACATAGATTATCATGTATTCCTATTATATACTCAAACCAAAAGCAGTTTAACAAAATAATCAAAGATTATGTGTTAAAGATTAAACTAAAAAATGATACTATGGATAAATTAACGTTAACTACCGAACATATCAAATTATACAACAAGGAAGGAAAACCAAACAAGGGAAACATATTTTTAGAACCACCGATTCCTATTTGCTATTTATATCCACGCATTAGTCTAAGCGAACCAAGTGAAGAGTTTGAAGCTACTATATCTTTATCTATTGGAACCGCTAAACAAGATGCTTGTTGGAATATGGTATCCAAATGTTTATTTTACAACAAAGAAGATGATGAAAAAAACGAAACCCTATTGGAACAATTGCCTGAACAAGAGAAGGCCGATTTCAAACTATTGGATGCTCAAAGAAATTATATAGAAGATGCCTATAGATTTGTCATAGAAACTATTGGCGTATATGACAATAAAACACTCATTACTATGGCATGTGAGAATCTTATAAAAACGATGCAAGAATATTCTTCATATATAGGTGAAGTCAAGATTACTTCTTATATTCCAAATATTCCCCAAGAAGGTTTATTTCATATATACAAGAAATCAATGATAGATAAAGATGTGTTATATATTATTAAAATAGAAGACGACGACTATACTTATGGTAAATTAATAGAAAAATATATGTACAATAAATTTTCTTCGTCTCTTAAATTTGTAGCTTTTAAAAAAGAACACCCACACGATAAGCATAGTTTAATTCAAATTGTGTTTTTAGAACAAAATAGTGATTTAGAGGATAGTTTAAAACAAAACTTATTGAATATTTTCAAAGACATTATAGTGGATTTGAAACACATTCAAAATGAATTTAAAATATAAAAATAATTATTATATATAATGGAATATGGTTTTATAGTGACTAAAAATGATGAATTATTTTTTGTTCATCGTGTGGAAGAAAGTAATATTGTCTTAATACCTAGTTATGATACAAGTATTAAAATAAATGATATACCAGACCAATATACTATTGTATATAAACCTAAATTAAGAGGTGTTTGTGAATTAAATAACTTTTATTTAAACAATCAAATTGTATTACATTATGGTGATACGAAACGCCAAGGAAAAATTGTTAAAAAAAATAAAGATATGATACATGTATTTTTTTCAAAAGAAAATACCACCGAAGTATTGGATTTCAATTACAAGGGATTTCCGAGTAAAATCGACCATATTGAAAAAATAAATATGGAACCAAGTAGAAAACCTAATAAAAATAATAGAGAACAAGAAGAAAATGAAGAAATCAAAGAAGAAGAAGAAGATGAAGACGACGATATTTATTATTTTTCATTAGAACAACAAATACAACAATTGGTCGAAAATTTTAGAAAACAAATGGAGGATAAATATTTGAATAAAATCATTTCGCATTACATCGAACTAAATAAAAAGTATTTTACATATGAAAATAATTATATTTTCAAAAAATTAAAAGAAAAACCGATTTATAGTACGATTTTGAATGGCGATTCTATTTTTCATTATTATACTCGGCATTTGAAATCTTATTATTATCGCGATGAAAATTTTGTACCAAACAACTTAAATGAAAAATTAAAAAAGAAAATATTTGAACATGAAAACTATCCAGTAAATATGCATTTTTTTGAACAAGTAGACCAATTTAGTTTAGTCTCCAATGATAATACAAATATTAGTCATAGAGAAATAAATCGTATTAATAAGAACAATCTTGACCATTTATTAATTGAAACCTCTAAAAAAAATAAGAGCACGTACAATGGTAGTCACTATACAAATGTATGGTTAGAAGACATGAGCGAGGTTCCGGTAGATGGTTATGACCACCATTTATATCCTATTAAAACCAATACGGAATTTATTATAGATGGTGTTGTGATTCCTAGTGAACAAAAAATAAATCATTATATGAAACAATCCAAAATGAATCAAATGATTCATAAAATAAGCGAACCACAATATAAAAAAGAATATTATGTGAATAGCGAATTAAATGATGATCCGTGTATATTTACAAAACAAAATCAAATTATAAAAAAGGATTCGTCTAAAGAATTTTATACGTTTTTGAATAGTATAATACCAAATACAAGATATTTGTTGAAATGTTTAGACATCACCTATTACAACGTGTATCACTATATTAAATTATTGTCTATATTTGATATATATGAATTATCCAAATTAGATTATGATTATATAAAACGTTTGGTGTCTATGAATATTCGAAGTTATAAAAGTAGAAAAATAGAAAAAAACACAATCAAAGAATATTCTACCAACTCATTTATTATGAATTCAATGAGTAAACCTGATGAGTTGAAAGATCGTTTTTATAGTTCCAGTGAATTATTTCAAATATCCTTATATGAAAATCATACGTTATTGATGTTTGATTTGATAAAACAAAATTTGGACCATAAGTTAGATACGACCAATAGTAGTATAAAACAAGTGATAGATGAATTCAAACAACAATCCAATGCTATAGATACAACTATATATTATGACAAAATATATTATACTAGAAATGAAGTTTCCACAGAACAAATGCCCATATTTATGGATTTGACGTCGGCAGGAACACCGATTACGAATGTAAGAGACCCCTTTATAAAATCGTCTTCCATAATATGGAATGAAATCGATAAAAGTAAATTCAAATCGTTTGAACAGTTTGAGATCATTTTGAAACAATATGTCTCTGATATGGATGAATCCTCTATATTAAAATCTTATAAAACAAAAATACAAGATTGGTTTTCAAACTATAACGTAGTCTCAGGATCAAAGGGATATGTATTAGAGACCAACGAAACGTTTGTATATGAAAATAGAAGGTGGGTTCTATATAGCGAAAAAGAACTCGTCAAAGGGTCTAAACAATTAAATAGTTATATCAACAAACGTATAGATGAAATTACAAAAGAAGACTCGACCAACTCACTTAAAAAGTCCCAAATGAATCGCGACGACTATGTCAACAAGTCGAAATATTATGTATCGATGTTCAATCCATTTATGAAATACAACCAAATGAAAAGAATATATAGTCAAAATTATTCCTCTGTGGATGTAAAATTTTCGCCACATCAACCTATGTTTGATAAAATACTCCAAATTGAAAGCAATGATGAAAAAAATAAAGCCATAAAAATTTTTTGTGAACAATATACTACAGAAGGTTCGGATCCTTATTGGCTTTATTGTATCGAAACCGAGACAAAATTAGTACCGATGTTTATAAAGACATTGGCCTATTCAACCAATTATAATGAAACCATACAAAAAATATGTTATGAACAAGGAAAACAAGAAGATGAATATTGGGTAGATAAATATAGCGGATATACTATAATAAAAATAGATTTTAATGAACAAGAAGGATATACAAGTGATGGATTCAAAATGGTTTCGCGTGAAATCATTCCAACTAGTGAACCTACCACTAGTGTAGACAAAAAAAACATAATGAAAGATATTGAAACCATCTTAAACGCTATTGGTGTCCCAATTAGTCACGGACCCTCTATTTATAAAGAATATAATAATATACAAAAAAATTTATCCAAACATTCTTTGTTACTTTATTCCATCATTTTTATTTATATCCAAGCGAATGTGAATACAAGTGAAATTACCACATCCTTTTATTCGTGCAAAACATCCTTTGATGGATTTCCGATGGTAAAAGATGAAAACCAAACAAAAGGCATTGAGTATATGATATGTATTTATAAAGCATTGAAAAATATTAAAAAAGCAGTAGATAAAAACGATTTTATCAAACTCATTAAAAATGTATTGAAGAATCGACCTATGCTGAATCAAAAATTATCGATAATTAAAAAAGAATCATACTCAAAAGACAATAATAAATCATGGGAATTATTTTTACCACGAATGACGTCTCTAACCATTAGCAAAGTATACGACGCATATTATAAATCATTCAAATTTCAAGAAGAAATGAATAAAATCATTTCGGAAATAGAACCGACTGAAAAATTATCCAATGGTTCATATAAAGTCATTAATAATTATGTAAAAAATGACAAAGTTATAGAACCTATAAAAAAGGGATATGTATCTAAAGAAAAATTTAAAAAGGCTAACCTATATTATTATCCACAAGTAACCAAACCCGACCAAAAGTTTGAAATAACCGAACCTACTTATTCGCTAGAAAAGATTAATCGTATTATGGAGAATAGTTCATATAGTGAGATAAGTGATGAATTATTAAAAGAAGTAAAAAAGAAATTACATTCTAAGAAACAAATAAATCCGGTAAAATCAAAAGAATCGTACGAAGAAAAAACATCTATGTCCAAAGAAGAACGTAAGACAAAGGAAAAATACATAGAAGATTATTTGAGTATCCATAGTGGATTGAATTTAAATAAATTATTAGAAAAAATAGAGGGACTATCCAAAAAAAGAAAGGACATTGTAACCAGTCGTGATGAAAAAGATAAAATGACCCATAGTATTCTGTATAATTTATTGAATGAAATACAAATAATGTCTAAAATGAAAGATAGTGCCACGTATGAAAATCCTAAGTTGCGTCCTTATTTTGCAAGTCTTTTGAATGTTTCGGACCAATCTAAATTAATAGAATTTATAAAAAATAGTTTTAATAGTTTAGAAAAGGTTGAACCCAAAACGTTCGTGAGCCACTTGTCCTTTTCTTTAAAAGAACAAATTTTGATGTATAAGTATTATTTATGCGAATTATATAAAAATGCTAGTCAAGATGAACGAACTATGTATGAACAAATGATTGGTGTTATGATAAAAAAATTGGTTATAAAGGTTGATATCATCAAGAAAAATAACGAGCAAGCAAAATACAAAGAAAAAAAGGAAATCACTGACAAATTCAAAGAAATGAGCGACGAAAGTCGTAACGTTGAATTTATGTTAAAACAAAGTAAATTAGGAGATTGGAGTTTAGGTTTAAGTAAATCCATATACAAATACAATAAAGATGCTCCATCTAAAGAACAAGAAGACGAAGAGGAAGAAATGGACCCTATTGAAGAAGAAACCGAATACGAAGAATATGGCGATGAAGAAGAATAAATTTTATAACTATACAATATAATGGATTTAAAAGATTCCTTTACGATTATTGTCGTAATGTATTTGATATTATATAGTTTGTTGGCTTATTTGAAACCCAATTTTATATTTGACAACGACAATGAACTATTGCGGCCATTTGGGGTAGGCTATAACAATACTACTATTATGCCATTATGGTTGTGTAGTATTTTATTAGCTATTTTTTCATATTTCATCATTGTATATATATTACATTTAAGATACAATACTATTTTTATTCAATAATACAATCTTGTAACAGCAACGAATTTGCCGAAATCAAAGAAGTTACAATCCCAGCAAATGTAAGCCAAATAAAATAACCGACGTTTTGTTTTACAAAATATTGTCGTTTGATGATTTGATGTTGTTGTTCAGTTATTTCAATGGTTTCATTTAGTAATTTTCCCAATTTATAATTTAGTGCGGTTCTACTTAATAAGTCATTGGGTTCTAATTCTTGTAACAAAATATTTGGGTCGTTATAGAAAAAACTAACATTGGGATTTTTCTGATTAGAACTCAAAACAATTTTAGGTGCTAACATCATCCCGAATGTATTCGCAAAAATACGATTCCAATTCATATTCACTAAAAATATTATAATAAGTCCCATGACTAAGAACAAAGGCATTATACTATGAATAAACAATTGTCCGTATTGAACAGAGCATTCGGTTTCACCTATAAAATATATATTTTGAATCGCAATGACAAAAAATGAAAGTAACACATAAGCATACATCCATTGTGTATTTTCTTCATAAGGTTGATTTGTTTCTATTGCCGACTTATCGATTACAAAATGCTTTATTATCATAAACAATAAAGAAAATATAACATAAACCGAAATGGATAAAATAGCAATATTCATTATAGTATAACATTATATAATTTTATAATTTTATACTTATATGAATCCTATATTAGTTGAACCAGAAATTAAATACGTGTTAAATCATCATTTAACTACGTTAAAACAAATAAATGAAACTAAAAAAAATATATTATTCAATGTATTATTATTTTTAGTATTATTAACCATAATAGGTATTACTTTAAAACTGAAATACAAAGGTAAACAAGACATACAATTACAACGAATAAAAGAGAACCGAAAAAGAGATTATATTTTGGCTAACTTAAGAAAATATCAAAATATGAAACATCCCATAAATTAAAATATATATTTTTTATAATGAATGAAGAATTAATACAAATCAATAAACAAATCTTATTGAAAGGATTATTTGCGATGAACTTTCCACAACACATCAACGAACAGGAACTCAATCAAGAGTTGGATGAACTTGAAAAAAAAAGGGGTACTCTTCAATCTACTGGAATGCCTAGTGACTATAATAAAAAAAAAGAAGAATACGAACAAAAAAGAATTGAAACCAAACATAAATATGAGTTAAATTTAGTGAAAAATCCGAACGCCTCTATAACCGAAAAAATAGAAGATTACAAAGAATATAAGGCAATCTACGATGAATATTATGATTATATCAAAGACGTAAAAGGACTTTATGTTTTACCCAAAAAATATGATAATATAGAATATCATTATTTGATTACAAAAATATAATCTTATACTATATGATATTTAAGTATTTAGATTTAAAACTATTTTTGATAAGTTTATCGATTGGATTGTTTTATATTTACTTGGCTGAAGAATACAAAAAAGTGATTGTAATATATCCTACACCCGAAAATGCGAATAAATACCAATACAAAGACCAAAGCAATGAATGCTTTTCGTATGAATTAAATGAAGTCAAATGTCCATCCAACTATAATAGTATACCTATGCAAAGATAATATTCTCCTTATATATATGTTTAACATTCTACGATTTTTTAAAACTCAATTAGGAATGAATATTTTATCTATTTTACTCGGTCTAGGACTTGCTAGTTTATTCAAAATGAGCTGTGATAATAGAAGTTGTTTAGTATTTAAAGCGTTCGATCTCAAAGACAATAATGTAGTTAAATATGGAGACAAATGTTATGAAGCCACCGAAAAAATAGAAAACTGTAACAAAGAAAAAGAAATTATATCATTATAATATAATGAATCCTTTAAAACGTCCAAGAAAAAAAACACAAAAATCTCCTTTAAAACGTCCAAGAAAAAAAACACAAAAATCTCATTCAAATCTTGCTGGTGCCCCGCCTGATGTTTACAACAATCGTTCTCCGTTAGAACAAATAACTATGGTTTTAGATTTAGTAAAAAAAAGTAAATTGGATGAAATAATTATCGATGAAAAAACTCGCTCGACTTTAAAAATAAATTCTACTTCATGGAGTAAATTAAGTTATTGGAACGCATATAATATTATGATGAATCATGGTTCATCTAATATAGATGATATGAGAAATATAGTATATATGTTAAAACATGATGTATATGAACACAAAAAGAAGAATAAAGATATATGGAAAAAACATATTACAGATGCTATATTTAAACAAAAGGTTTTAGTTTTATTCCAAGATATAAACTACAACGGTCCTATGATAAAGCAATATAATATGTCACGGACTTCACTGAAAGACCTTACAATCATATTATTAGAACATCGTATAGAGATATTGAAATGGTTAGAAGAAAAAAAAGGTGCTAATAACAAAGGTGCTAATAACAAAGGTGCTAATAACAAAGGTGCTAATAACAAAGGTGCTAATAACAAAGGTGCTAATAACAAAGGTGCTAATAAAAATATTGTTGTATTTGAGAAAAGAGAAAAAACCCCTGATGATTGGGAAAATATGGATGAATAAGTAAAATTTACAAAAGTAAAATAAAATAAAATGTAATGGATACCCATACTACCAATATTGCTGATTTACCTATCGATCATATTCCACAAAATACCGAAATACCAGAAAACATACCCCCGCAAATAAACCGAATGGATCAAGAAGTATATGAATCGCCTTCAAAAGTAACCTTTCATCCGAATGTGGAGACAAGAATTCAAAAAGATAGTTCTATGAAAGAAAGTCATAAAATGATTCTTTTAGCCTCTTTGTTATTTATTTTATTGAATGAACCGCTTTTTAGAAATTATATTATGAATATTTTAGTAGTTATTTTTGGAAATAGTTTAAAAACCGAAACAGGAACCACTTCTAAAATTGGTAATGTATCTTATGGTATATTTTTCGGTCTTGTACTTTATGGACTTAGCTTAGTAATTGACATACCTTCTTTATGAAACAATCCTATGTCTCTTAATTGCGAACTATTTTTATAATCTTCAATATAATAAATATCTTTTATACCAGCACTATACAATAATTTCGCACAATTCAAACATGGATAATGTGTGATATAGGCGACTGATTTATCACACGAGACTCCGCGCTTAGCGCAATCAGTCAACGCATTTTGTTCAGCATGTATCGTAGCAATTTCATGATTATCCACCACTACCGAAGTATGAGGTAATCCGGGTAAAAATCCATTGTATCCTTGTGAAATGATACGATTGTCTCGAACAATCAAACAACCCACTTTTAGACGATTACATGGAGAACGTGTGGATACGTGTTGAACCAGTGTTGTAAAATATGCTTGCCAAGATGGTCTTTCCATGTAAGACATTATATAAGATTTTCTTAAATGGATAACATAAAATACTACTGCATAATCAAATTTATGTAAGTACGTGTTTCATTATAATATTATTAGATTATAATGAAGTTTAAAAAAAACTCATGTTTGTTGTTGATTGATTTACAAACCGATTATCAGTTTCTTTATGAGCGCCTACAAGAAAATGTTTCTAAGTTATTGAAAAAAGCCCGTAAAGAAAATATAACTATATGTTTTGTATTCAAAAAGGATAATTCGCTTTCTTATTTTAAACCTTTTTCAGAAGAACTAAGAGGTACGCGACCACTTGATAAAGGTATACCTTTTGATTTTGCGATGCCTTTGAAAAACGAACACGTGATTATAAAACACGGATACGATTCATTTTTTGAAACCAATTTGGATGAGTTTTTGACTCGTCATCGTATTGAAACCCTTTATATTGCTGGTTGTTTAACAGGCATTTGTGTATTAAATACCATATTTAGCGGTTTTAATCGCGGATATGGTATACATATGATAGAAAATGCTTGTTCCGATCGTACAAAAAAAAGACAAAATGATATTGTACACCATTACAAAGATTATTTGTTTATAGAAGAACACATTTAAAATGGACTTACCCAGTACTCATTCCGTTGCCGTTGTTGTTTGTATTTTTTATAGGGTTCAATACAAGGTTCATTACAAAACGATTGTTTAATCTTATGGTCGTTTTCTTGACGAATTCGTCGAAAATGTTTGTAGTGTTCATAACTATGATCTATGTTAAAAAAGGTTGTCTCTAATTTGTCCATATAACTCCGAACATGTTTGTATTGTAAATAAGACTTTGAAAAAGTTTTTATCATTATATACATATAAGATATAAAATTTAACCCTTTTTTTTTCTTGTTTTAGGATAATATTTTAAAAACCACCTTTTGTATTCATCGCTTTTTTTGTTTTTTTTATATCTTGTATATTTTTGATCGCGTTCCTTTCGTATGTCTTCGATGGTGGTTTGATGCCCAATACATGGTAAATAAAAACGCCTTAATACATTGGTTTTGTTATTCGAATGTATCGTTTCTAACAAATAACAGTACGATAATATATTCACCATATTGATAGTAGACTCATTTATAAAATTAAACGCATAATACATACTTAATATGGTATCTATGGTTGCAATATGGTAGGGTTTACCTTTATGTTTGATGATATTAAAGGACTGACAAGAATTTGTGGTAAAAATGTACAACATAGATTGTCCTTCTATCACTACTTCATAAAACGAATTTATAAATTTATAATCACCTTCATGCGGTATAAGGGTATACTTTATAGATTTGAGTTGTTTCAAAACGTCTTTGTAATTATCCGATAAAATATAAATTTGTTTTGTTTGTTTGGAGTCTATTATTTTTTTATATTTATTAGGAAAATAGTCTTTATAAAAGGAAAGACCAAAATCGCCAAACAATACATATTTTTGTTTGACGCAAATATCAACCAACTTATCATATACTTCGTTATAAATTAAATTATTTTGTGTTAAATCCACGTCATGTTGGAAAGGATGGGTTTCATTCAATAATGTGAGTCGATTGTATATTTTTTGCCACCGACTTAAATCACCATATGGACGTGATAATTCTTGATATAAACTCATACGCAAATAACTTGGAGGAGCATATAAAATATTCTTTACGAGAATTGCCTTATTTTGAATGATATTGAAAATAGTTGTATCTAGATACGTAATATCCGCAATGGGAATAAAATTAACAAATACCTTGTAGGTACCATGAAATAATGCGGATTTTGCTTCCACATTTTCATAACCCGATTTTGCGTATATCAAGGCTAATTCTTTGGCATCCTCCAACGCATTAGGTGAAAAAAAGTCGTAATCTGGTATGTCGAGTTGTTTGTCATAAAATTTTTTAGAAGCAGGTAAAATAGAATTAATTGCTATTCCACCGTAACAAACCAATCCTTTTTCACGAATAAAATTCTCTAAAATTTTTATCATATCATTTTGTACATATTTTTTCTTTTGTTTCTTTTGTATTTTTTGATTGGTTTCTATCGCATCTTCTAATATGGAAACATAGGACATCTATATATAGATTATATATTTTCGGAATATGATTTTTGAAAAGACGAAGAATGAGTAAAAAACTTTAAATAATTTTTTAGGTATGCGTCTTTCTTCTGAAAATTCATATATATAAAATTAAATCGGTTACGTATACCTTTATCATTATAATCGTAATTGTTGGCATAACTAGATTTATTAGGATATAGAGAAGATAATTCAATACCGGATTGTAAGGAGGCTTCGCTTTCATATAAAGAATGATATTTGAATCCTGTACCAAATGTAACCAATGTTAATTTACTTAAGTCTGTTTTAATAAAACTATCTTTCATTTTAGGAGAAGCATTTAAATCGACCATAATAATAATTTTATTTTTTAGATCATTCAAGGTATATTGATTTAATTCTTTATCGACTGGAGTTTTTAATAGTATTTCGCTACTACCTGAAAAAGTTTCTAATAATATTTTGGACATTTGATTATAAATATCCATATTGTTACTATTTATTCTAAAATTCAAGAACAACACTTGATTGTTATTTGAGTGTTGTAATGCATTCAAAAACATATAATTCACTTGATTCATTGTCTCTGAAAAACTCAAATAGTTATATAATTCTTTATATTCATTTTCATTTACAGTAGATGCAGAAATAACTGGGAACCCATTTAAAGAAAAAATTTGAAAGTCTAATACTCTTGCACCAGCCCTATAACAATGTTTCAAAGCACATATGTCTACATAATCGTGTTTCAAACCACCAATACAACAACAGTTAAATGCGGATTTGAATACAATATCTTTTATAGAAATACCTGATAAATCGGTGTTTGGTAATTGAAACTCTCCGTATTCATTATATTTATCTAATTTTTCACATGTATCTTTTTGCTTATTTATGCTAAGAAATATGTATATAATTACAATGATAACAAACAAAGATATAAATAACAATATGTAATTCTCCATATATGTAATATAAAAATATATTTAATTTATAAGTAATGCCTGGAGGGTTATTAAATATAATCGCTTATGGAAATCAAAATATAATATTAAACGGAAATCCAACCAAAACATTTTTTAAAAGCGTTTATGCTAAATACACCAATTTTGGTTTACAAAAATATCGTATTGATTTCAATGGCGAACGAACATTACAATTAAACGAGTCTTCTAAATTTACATTTAAAATACCACGTTATGCCGAGTTATTGTTGAATACTTACTTGGTAATTACTTTACCCAATATATGGAGTCCCTTTTACAAAAATGGAGACTCCTATAATCCATATGAATTCAAATGGATAGAAGATATTGGGTCGTTGTTCATTGAAGAAGTGACGTTATCTTCTGGAGGCCAAATATTACAACAATTTAGCGGAGATTATATTAAAAATAGGATTGAACGAAACGAACCCCATAATAAAAAGGAACAATTTTATAAAATGACTGGTAATGTAGATGAACTGAATAATCCATATAGAAATGGTTATTATCCACATGCGATTACTACTGATCCGGACCAACCACCGGAACCGTCTATTTATGGTCGTAAATTATATATACCATTGCCTTTTTGGTTTGCGAATTCCACAAAAAGCGCGTTTCCATTGGTTTGCCTCCAATACAACGAATTGGTCATTGATGTTACGTTGAGACCAATTCGCCAATTGTTTACTATTTTAGATGTAACCCAAAATTCAAATTCACAACGAATACGACCTGATTTTGGTTCATCATTATTTCAAATGTATCGGTTTTTACAAGTTCCACCAGAAAATGAATATAGCAATTTACAAAATAATTGGGCTAGCGATGTAAATATAATTGGTACATATGCTTTTTTATCGGAAGAAGAAACAAAAGTATTTGCGTCCAATGAACATAATTATTTGTTTTTAGATGTAAAAGAAACTATTTATAATCATATAGTAGGTTCACAACGTATAAAAATAGAGACCAATAATTTGGTATCCAATTGGTTTTGGTTTTTACGAAGAAGTGATATATATCAAAGAAATGAATGGAGTAACTATACAAACTGGAAATACAAAGATATTCCCAATGTAGGATTGAATTTTATAGAGTTAAAACATCATAATGAAATGGAATCATTTGCTATTACTAAATTTCCAGATGAAAATAATGTAAAGCATATGTTGATTCAAGTATCTTTATTGATGGATGGAAAATATCGCGAAAATGAATTTGGTTCTGATATATATCGATACATTGAAAAATATGATAAATGTTTAGGTAATTCAGATGATGGCTTGTATAGTTATAGTTTTTCATTGAATACAAATCCATATGAAACCCAACCTTGTGGAGCAATGAATTTAGGTAAGTTCAAAGAAGTTGTTATGGATGTATTGACCTTAACGCCTGATATAGATGAAACTCAGACAGTTAATTCTGTATGCGATGACGAAGGAAATGTAATAGGTTATATTGATACAGACCCTACTAAAATTTATAAGTATTCATTTGATATGACTTTTTTTGAGGAACGCTACAATGTGGTTCGGTTTATGGCTGGAAATGTGGCTCTTGTTTACGCCCGTTAACGCATGGATAAGTATTTGACGCATATTCCGATACATCAAATGAATTTACGCGAGTCATAAACCCCTGTTTTGTACGAATCAATAGAGCAACTACTAAACATAAAAATAATATCCAATTCATTTTATAATAATAATATATAATAATACTATGAATGATATTGAAAAATCGGCATTAATTGTAACCAATACTATAAAGGAAATTATTATTTTATTTTTAGCAATGATTATAACGCTAAATTATTGTATTAATTTTATAAGAAATGATTTAAATAAATGTGAACCGACTAAAAATAAAGATGTAGAAAAATATGGAATATTAAATTATATCCAAGATATTATTCGTTCTACTATAAATGAAATGATGAATCGTATGAAATGTTATATTTTAAATAAAAATCCAAATATACCTTCTGATAATGAAAATACAAATGGAGATTCTAGTAATGGAAATTCTGAACAAGATATGTATGTTTCTATATATTATGGTATATTTATCGTTGTTTTATATCTTTTTTTTAATATGAAAAATGTAAATAACAACTCTTGGAATGATATATCCAATGATTTTTTCTATAAACTTATATTTATTGTTTTATTTCCAATGTTTATCGTAATTAGCATATCATTGCTTTCTGTTTTGGTAAAAATAACCTTTAGTGTAGATACAATAGGAGCTCCTTATTATGTTTTTATAAAAGGGTTCTCTTATATTTTATTTATGATGATTTTACTTATTCCAATACCTATTTTATTATTTGAAAATTTATATTATTTGATCGTAAGAGGTAAACATTATAATTTGATGGATAGTATTACAGGACTAAATATTTTTTTGTATGTAATTTCCTTTATAATAATTTTTGTATTATGTATGCTTGGATTTTTCAAGATGATTCGTTTTAATTTCAATAGTACTTTTTTACCATTTGAAAATATAAAATATATTCAAAATAAATTAAAGGATACGTCGTTTGATACTAAATTTTTATATATTATTGTTCAACTATTTGTTTGTATTACTATTTTGTATAAGATAAAAGATTTATTTTCATTCGAACTTTTTATTTTTGGAGTTATTGTCTCTATTATATTTACCTTTCTTATTTTATTTTACGATTTAATGAAAATAAAGAATTAAAGACAACATGAACATAATACAAATGGGTAAAAAAAATAAAAAAAAACCAACCCGTGTAAGTTTATGTACACCAACATTTAATCGACGACCTTTTATTTTACAAATGGTTGATAATATACTAAAGCAAACGTATCCGAGAGAATATATGGAATGGATTATTTTAGACGATGGTACAGACCCAATTGGGGATTTAGTAAAAGATATACCATTTATCAAATACATTTATTGCGAAGAAAGAATGAGTCTGGGAAAAAAACGAAACTTGATGCATGAGTTTTGTACGTTTAAAAACGATAACGACATTATAGTTTATATTGACGATGATGATTATTATCCACCTGAGCGTGTAAGTCACGCGGTTGAAACACTGAATAAATCCAACGCTTTATGTGCTGGTTCAAGTGAGATTTATTTATGGTTTAATGAATTAAATAAGATGTATAAATTTGGACCCTATGGACCAAATCATGGCACGGCAGGAACCTTTGCGTTTAAGCGAATTATGTTAAAAGATACTCATTATGAAGATAGCGCTGTTTTGGCAGAAGAAAAATTCTTTTTAAAAAATTATACAATACCATTTGTTCAGTTAAATCCATTGAAAACGATTTTGGTCATTTCTCACGAACAAAATACATTTGATAAAAAACGATTAATCAATACCAATAGTCCTGTATGTAATGATTCCGCGTTAGTTCCTTCCACATTTATTAAAGACCATAACACACTACATTTTTATACAAAAGATATTAAAGATACACTAAAATTATATGTAGAAGGAGACATAAAAAATAAACCCAACGTTTTAGCCGAAATAAAACGTCGAGATGAAGAAAGAAGTAAACAAACTCAACAACAAGTGGTTTTAACACAACCAGATGGAACAAAACGACCTTTACAAATGAATGAAATCATAGAAGTATTGAAAATGAAAACCAACGAAAATAATACATTAAAAGAAAAAATAAGCGAATATGAACAAAAAATAAAACAAATATTATCGGTGATAAGTTAAATATTTTTCAAGTCGACATAATTCACTATCACTTAGCGGATAAGTCAATGTAAATAATTGTTGTTTAGATATATTTAGACGATTACATAAATCTAAAATAAATTTTTGATTGTTATATTCGTTGCTATATTTAGTCAATACCTTGGTAAATCTATATTCTTCTTTTTGTGGTTTGATTTGTACGTTTGAACGAACATACAAGTGATAATTATATATCATTTTTAAGTAATAGGTCATTTCATTATAAATCCATAATTGTTTTTGAAAACTTACCCTATCGTAATAATCGCCACTGCAAAAATTATTTAAAAATTCTAAATAGAAACCTATATCTTCCTTTTTTAGATGATTTATGATATTTTCGTGAAACATAAGGCATTGTGTAGCCTTTTCATTTTCAACAAAACGACCTATCTTTTGTTCGATTACATTTTTGATGTTTAATTGAATATTTTTTTCATATTCATTTATGGTATCCTTTAAATGAATTACATTACATAATTTCATTAATTCTTTTACTTTTTTATCATAATGGTTAATGCCTATAAAGATAAATTGAAATGATTTTGTCTCCTCCTCCTTTTTTTTATTTAATTTTATTTGTTTTATTAATTCTCCCAATATTTTTTTTTCACCATTGTTAAGAATATCAATATCATCTATGACTACGATATTCTTTTTTTTACTTTTATACATCATATTCATAATAGAACCATGCGTATATTTAAAAATATCATTCATATTGGATATTTGTTGTATGGATAAATAGTTTAAATGATATTGGCAATGTTCTTTAAAATAATTGAGTACCATAGAGGATTTTCCGCTTCCAGAACAACCTACAATATAAATATGTTTATCCCCATATAGATGTTGTTCCATACTACTATAATAATAATAAAGTATTTATATACATAATTCGGAATTGTTTGTAATCCCATCCCACGAAACATTACAATTTATTGCCCATTGTTTTTTCTTACATAACCCAATTGTATTATTTTGATACAATGTTTTATTAAAATTTTCAAGATAACATTGGTCATCATTTTTGTGTATCACTTCATTTTTATCATAACAATCCCCAAAACTATTTAGTTGATAATAATCCGGGCATTGATTAATATGCGGTGGATATACATATTTTTTTTTGGTTATCTTCAAAATATAAGCTACTATGGATAAAGTTACTATCAATACTACAATCGTAGAAATAAAAATCGTTTTTTCCATTTATATTAAAATAATATTATATAATAATGTCAGGTAGAGTTGATATAGAAGGCGGAACCCCATTTTTTTTGAAAGAACAAATACCTTTGGATGATAAAACCAATTACTTCAATGCTACTAAATATACGTTTCAACCAAGTGAATTATCCAATACTTATTTTAGTAAAGAAAATATCAATAAGGTGCATAATGATATAAAAAAAAAAGTATATGATTTGTCTCAACAAAAATATGTTATCGATGACCAAAATATGGATGTATTAAAAGTCATTATGCGAAGTATCTTTTTACAATATTCGAAATTCCAATTTGACAACATAAAACAACAAGTGGATGAAATGAATGTTATGGTGGTGGAGTATAGTTCAAATAATATTTTTGGTGAAATTCAGGGTTATTTGAAGTATAAAAAAGATGCGTCAAATATGTATACTCTTATGGATAGACCGGTTTATTTACATAATGATAATAGTTTAGAACTGAAGAACTTTTTTTAATTGATCTAGTTCGTCTTTCCATATGTCTTTGTGTGAACTATTCCACATTTTATCATATTCCGATTGTTTTCCGTTTAATTGTTGGTTCAAACTATCCACATTTTCTTGACATACACTATCCATAGACATTTTAATCAAATAATGATAGGAATCATTTATTTTTGTATATTTCTTTTTTTCTAATATATCGCAGATATCATTGTTTGTTTTTTTGCGTAAATCTAAAGTATCGTTCAATAATTCATTGATGTAATTACATTTGTTTTTCAATACTTCCATTTCTTCTTTTAAAATCTGAATCAAATGTAATCGTCGTTTTTCATAATAGTCCAAACGAATCCCTATAAAATCATCGCAAATTTCGTACACTTCATTGTAATGTTTTAATTTATCATTATGGTCAAATAGATTCATATTGTTGATGGATAATGTAGTGGATAATTTAAATGTTTTTATAATGTCACTTTCTTCCATAGGTTGTTTTAGGGTAAGTTTAAAATAAACTTTTTTATCGGTGGACTGGTCTTTGTAGTCTTTTAAAATATCCATACATTTTTCTAAATGTAAAATATAATCTTCATTCCATACGCCAATAGGCAATTCGGTAATAGTGATGACTTGCTTGTCAATCGTATAATTACCCTTTGTAATAAATCGGCGGTCGCCATCTTTTTCTATGGTTCCTTGAAATCCCTGATAAAAGGGTACAAAGTCTCTAGTATATGCTTTATCCGCCAATTTGTGTTGAATATAGTTTATGAGTTGAACTGGGTGAAAACATGGAATGTCTGTACTAAATCCAGTACCAATACCCTTTGTACCATTGACTAGAATCATTGGAAGAATAGGTAAATAATAGATAGGTTCAACAAAGGTTCCATCGTCTTTCAAATAGGTCAAAATAGCATCATCTTCTTTTTTAAAAATCATTCGTGTAATTTTGTTCAAGTTCGTAAATATATATCTTTCTGATGCGCTATCTTTACCTCCTTGCAAACGAGTTCCAAACTGACCATTTGGCATCAATATATTTATATTATTTGACCCCACAAAATTTTGAGCCATATTGACAATTGCTCCATTCAAACTATTTTCGCCGTGATGGTAACCAGAGTGTTCCGATACATAACCGCTGAACTGAGCCACCTTTATTTCATGAACCAAGTTCTTTTTGAATGCGCTATATAAAATTTTACGCTGAGATACTTTCAATCCATCCATCATATTTGGAATGGACCGGTCGCAATCGTATTTTGAAAAGTGTATCATTTCTCGGTGGATAAAATCTCCCAATGTAATTTTAGTATCTCTTGTATCCAATACATTATTTCGTTCATAGTTCGACAACCATTCTTTTCTACAATCTGACTTTTTTTTGTTGAAAACCATATCAATGGTGTCGATGTCTTTGTCACCTAAACGAATATCCATCGTTTTTTTATCTTTGAAATATTCTTTGAACTCTTTACCAGTACTAGTACCCAATCCTTTATAATATTTGATCGACCATCCTTTTGCGTCTTGATGTTCGGATTTCCATAATTCATATTCTTGTTCATTGTAAAAGTGAATCATTTTTCCAGATTTGGTCGCTTTCAAAATAGGCGTATTCATAAATCCTAAAAATCCTTCGATGTTCATCAACGAAGGCCACAAACATTCAAATAAATTAATGCATAATCCCTTGATGTGACTCCCATCCAAATCTTGATCGGTCATAAATAGAATTTTATTGTAGCGCAATTCATCCGTATTTTTATAGGTTTTGTTGGATTCTAAACCCATAATTTTTTTAATTTCAATGATTTCTTTGTTTTCGTTTATCTTTTTGGTCGTTTCTCCACGAACATTCAACAATTTACCTTTCATTGGATACACTCCAATAATATCCCGATCACTTGGCGTCAATCCTGATAAGATACCGGCTTTAGCGGAATCTCCTTCACATAGAATTAACGTACACAATTTAGAGTCTTTCGTACCAGCATAATTCGCGTCTACTAATTTTGGAATACCGCGAATGGTTTTATTTTTGTTTCCATCGGTTTTTTTAGAATTATTTTTTTCTTTGATATGACTTAATTCGCATGAGTTTTCCATAATACCTTGTTTAGCTAATTTTTCAATAAACTTATCACTAACTACACATGACGAACCGAATTTACTTGGTGGAGTATTCAAATAATCTTTGGTTTGACTATCAAATGAAGGGTTCACAATCGTACAATTCAAAAAGATATGCAATTGTTCCTTAATAATAGATGGTTTTACGTCTACCTTTTTCTTTTTTTCAATATAGACAATCATTTTTTTTACGATTTGTTGTACAATATAATCTACATGTTTTCCACCTTTGCTGGTGAAAATACCGTTTACAAAGGATACTTGTTTGAATTCTTCGCTTAAGCAAATACTATAACTCCAACGTTCGTGTTGCTCACTTATTTTGTCACAATCATTATATAAATCTACATAATGGTTAAAGTTTTTTACATCCAACGCTTCTCCATTTAGTTTTACTTTTACGTCTTTGGTAGTAATACCGGCAATATCATAGACTCGTCGTTGAAACAACGCAATCATATCTTTGGACAATTCATTTAGACCAAGACGTTTATAATCCGGTTTGAATTTTACTAAGGTATATGGTTTTTTAGAGCATTTTGTAATAGAAGGTTTATGAACAACGTCCAAGTTAGTCTCAAACTCTTGAGTATATTTTAATTTACGAGTATAATCAATCGTTTCAATCATACCATACGTAGACCAAATGAGTACCAACTTGAAACCAAAACCATTTTTACCACCTGTGATTTTTTCTTCGTCTTTATTGTAATTGGTAGATGTACGCAAATGTCCAAAAATTAATTCAGGAATCCAAATATCATAAGTGGGGTGTTTTTCAATATCTATACCATTACCATTATTCATAAGAGTAATCATATTATCTTGAATTTGTATATCAATCATATTAACTAATTGGGTAGTATCGTCATGTTCCTTTTTTTGGAGCATACGAACCACGTGGTCTCGACAATTGACAATACCTTCATCAAACAACTTGAATAAACCGGGGTTATAATCGATGTTCTTGTTTACAATATGTCCATCTTCATACACATACATTGGTCCATTTACGTTTTCGATAGATCCAATATATGTATCCGGATTATCTAAGATATGTTCTTTATCTGTTTTTTTTTGATATTGATTCGCAAGAGTAGCCATAGGGATATTATGGTACAATTTCTAAATCAATTTTATTAACTATATATAATGTTGTTCGAAAGAGAACTATCAGGAGAAATAAGTCCGTATTGGGGATTTTATGATATAAGTGGCGTTCTTACTGGTTACAAAAATGATATTATTATTGAAAATATAACTGACATTAATGACGCAATGATTTATTTGTCGAATGAAGACATATCAAGCGTTACAGGAAACCAATATGGATTTAGCGTAAGTACCGATGCGAATAATAGATTCTATTCAGATGGAGTATTTGGTCAACCCTTGTTTGGAGTTTTCAAAGATACTTATTATTTTATTCGAGACAATAATATTTACGAGGCAGTATATAAATGGCGCTACGATAGGTTTGATGCCTTAGCTTTATATGGTCCTATTAGTACATGGACGATTGACGGAGTTACGGATATGAGTGGGTTATTCAAAAACTATGAAGATTTTAATGAAGACCTGAGTGGATGGAATGTATCTAGTGTTACCAATATGAGTGAAATGTTTAAAGGTACCACATCATTTGATCAACCAATTGGTACTTGGAATGTATCCAATGTATACAATATGTCATTTATGTTTAGTGGTACATCGGTATTCAATGGAGACATTAGCGGTTGGGATACTGGGAATGTAATCACTATGGAATCTATGTTTCAAGACTCACCCTTGTTTGACCGGCCAATTGGAAAGTGGGATACAATTTCAGTTGAAACAATGGAAAATATGTTCAGTGGAGCAACCTCGTTTAATCAATCGTTACACAACTGGTCTATTGACTTTTCTGACGTGGTTGGTTATAATCCAATCAAAGATAACGTTAGCACTACAAATATGTTATCCAATACGAATTCTTTGAAATTTTATATATTAAGTGGTGATGTGTCCAATGATAATTTGTATCAAGCAGTCTCTTTGTATAAAACCAATAAGGTGGAATATGCATATATTTACAAACCGATTGACCAATGGAATACAACGTCCATTACTAATATGAATAGTTTATTTCAAAACGATGAATTCTTTAATGAACCCATTGGAAACTGGAATACCCAAAACGTCACTTATATGGATTCTATGTTTAGAGAAGCATATGATTTCAATCAAGATTTAAATAACTGGAATGTATCTAAGGTCAAGGTTATGACCAATATGTTTCAAGGTAATTTTAGTGGGCCCAATTTAATTAGAGGAACTAGTTTCAATGGTAACATTCGTGACTGGAATGTATCCAATGTGACCATCATGTCATCTATGTTTAAAGGGGCATCTTCATTCAATCAAGATATTAGTGGTTGGGATACCCAAAATGTAGAAAATATGAGTGGAATGTTTCAAGAAGCGTCAACATTCAATAGCGATTTGAGTTGGAATGTATCAAAGGTTACTAATACAAGTTATATGTTTAGAGATTCGCAATATAATGGTAACATTAGTAACTGGGACGTCTCCAAGGTTATTACTATGGAATCGATGTTTCACGATAATAATGTATTCAATCCAGACATCAGTCAATGGAATGTGTCCAGTGTTAAAATTATGTCTTATATGTTTGTTGGTGCGTCCAGTTTTAATAGTGACATCAGCGGATGGAATACAAGTAATGTTCAAAATATGTTTTATATGTTTCAAGGTGCATCATCCTTTAATCATCCTATCGGAAAATGGGATGTATCCAAAGTAACCAATATGAACAGAGCATTGTATAATGCGTCATCTTTCAATCAATCCTTATACAACTGGTCAATTGACTTTTTGGATGTGGATGGGTTCAATCCAACTAAAACAAATGTCAGCACCACCGATATGTTAGATGGAACCAATGCTTTGCAATTTTACATCTTGACTGGCGATGTATCCAATGACAATTTATATGAAGCCGTGTTCCTACACCAAAACAATAGCAGTGAATATAATTTATTTTACAAACCGATTCACACGTGGAATACATCTTCTATTGTGGACATGAGCAGATTGTTTGAAGACTATACTACGTTCAACGAAGACATCAGTATATGGAACACCGAAAAGGTCACTAATATGGAGTCTATGTTTCTAAACGCGACGATATTTGATCAGAATATAAGTAGTTGGGATGTTGGTCTAGTAACCACGATGGCGCATATGTTTTTGAATTCAACCAACTTCAATCAACCTATTGGTATTTGGAATGTATCTAATGTCTCAAATATGGAAAATATGTTTCAAAATACAAATGAATTCAATCAAGACTTAAGTGGTTGGGATGTTTCTGGTGTCACCAGTATGAACTTTATGTTTCAAAATTCAGACAAATTCAATGGAAATGTAACTACTTGGTATGTATCCAATGTGTCAAGTATGACCGAAATGTTTAGAGAAGCATCTTCATTCAATCAAGATATTAGTGGTTGGGATACCCAAAATGTAGAAAATATGAGTGGAATGTTTCAAGAAGCGTCAACATTTGACCAACCTATTGGTAAGTGGGATACAATTTTGGTTGAAACAATGTTGAATATGTTCAATGGGGCAACCTCGTTTAATCAATCGTTACACAACTGGTCTATTGAGTTTACAAATGTATCAGGGTTTACTCCATCTTCATCTTCTATTGTGGTCACCAATATGTTAGAGGAAACCAATGCTTTACAATTTTACATCTTGACTGGGGACGTATCCAACGACAATTTATATGATGCCGTGTCTCTACATAAAAACAATAGAAGTGAATACGAATTATTTTACAAACCAATTGATTCATGGAATACATCTTCTATTGTGGACATGAGTGGACTATTCAAAGACTATAGTACATTCAATGGGGACATTAGCGGTTGGGATACTAGGAATGTATCTTCGATGAAATCTATGTTTCAAGACGCATCTTCGTTTGACCAACCGATTGGAACATGGGATGTGTCGAATGTCGTGACAATGGAGTCTATGTTTAGTGGCGCATCGGCATTCAATGGGGACATTAGTGTATGGGATACAGGGAATGTATCTTCGATGAAATCTATGTTTCAAGACACATCTTCGTTTGACCAACCGATTGGAACATGGGATGTGTCGAATGTAATTACAATGGAGTCTATGTTTCAAGACGCGTCAACTTTTGACCAACCTATTGGATTATGGGATGTGTCTAATGTATCTACTATGGAATCTATGTTTAGTGGCGCATCGGCATTCAATGGAGATATTAGTGGTTGGTATACCAGTAAAGTCACTACAATGGAGTCTATGTTTCAAGACGCGTCAACTTTTGACCAACCTATTGGATTATGGGATGTGTCGAATGTCGTGACAATGGAGTCTATGTTTAGTGGCGCATCGGCATTCAATGGAGATATTAGTGGTTGGTATACTAAGAATGTATCTTCAATGGAATCGATGTTTCAAGGTGCGTCACTATTCAATCAAGACATTAGTGGGTGGGATATAACCAGCGTAACCAATATGAATTATATGTTTGAAGGAGCACCGTCATTTAACCAACCTATTGGACTATGGGATGTATCTAACGTCACTACTATGATTTCTATGTTTAACGGTTCATCCTTGTTCAATCAATCCTTATACAACTGGCCGATTGAGTTTACGGATGTATCCGGGTTTGATCCGTCTTCATCTTCTATAGATGTTTCCTCTATGTTAAACAATACAGCTTCGTTACAATTTCAAATATTAACTGGTTCGGTAGACCAAGATAGAATTTATTACGCATTTTCTATTTTAGACACGGATCTTTATTCCAAAAACTTTCGACCTATTATTGAATGGGATACTATTTTAGTCAATGACATCAGTGGTTTGTTTAAAGATACTATGTTCAATCAAGATATTAGTGGATGGAATGTATCCAATGTTTCCAATATGGAATCTTTATTTGAAAATAATCAGGTGTTTAATCAAGATATTAGTGGATGGAATGTATCCAATGTTTCCAATATGGAATCTTTATTTGAAAATAATCAGGTGTTTAATCAATCATTGAATCATTGGAATACATCACAAGTGAGTAATATGAGTTTTATGTTTAAAGATACTATATTCAATCAACCTTTATATAATTGGGATGTCTCCAACGTAAACACTATGGAGTCAATGTTTGAAGGTAATTTGTATTTTAACCAATCGTTGTATCTATGGGAAGCTTCTTATAATTTTGCGTTTGATAAGGCATTCAATGTTAACAAAGAAGGGGTCATTACATTGAATATGTTTAAAGATGTAAGTGATTTGAATTATTATATTTTGTCTGGAAATGTATTACAAGAAACTATTTACGATGTGATAGATGATTACATCAATAATAATGAATATTATAACAAGGTATATAGACCAATACAAGCATTAGATACGACTCAACTGACCGACATAAGCGGGTTATTTCAAAATACGAGTTTCAATTCCTATATTGGTGATTGGGATGTATCGAATGTTACCAATATGGAGAATTTATTCAAAGACGCAACCTTATTTGATAAACGAGTATCGAAATGGAATGTATCGAACGTCACCAACATGGACTCAATGTTTGAAGGAGCTACTAGTTTTAATAAGTCATTAATCAATTGGACAAAACTTTACAATATAGAATATATAGATGGCAACACAATTCAAGCAAATAACCCTAGGGCTACTACAGAGTCTATCTTCAAAAATGCATCTAGTTTAGAATTCATAGTACTTACCGGAAATGTAACTAACAATAGCATTCATCAAATTGTACGAGATTTTGATATATGCTATTCCGAAGCTTTAATTGAATATAAAGACATTTCTGATTGGGACACAAGTATTATTTTAGATATGTCGGGATTATTCAAAAATTATCTTGATTTTGATCAAGACATTAGCGCATGGAATGTGTCGAAAGTTACCAACATGGAGTCTATGTTTGAAGGAGCAACTTCGTTCAATCATTATATAGGAGATTGGGATGTATCCAATGTGATTCAAATACAATCCATATTTAAAGACGCGACTTCATTCAACAAGTCCTTGAATAATTGGCAACTAAATAGAGTATCTTCTTTGGATGAATTTTTCTATGGTGCGACTAACTTCAATCAACCACTGGATAATTGGGTCGTTTCAAATATAACCTCTATGAATTCTATCTTTAGAAATGCGAGTAACTTTAATCAGTCATTGAACATTTGGACGATAGATAGTTTGTCTAATTTGAACTATGTATTTTCAGGGGCATCCTCCTTCAATCAACCACTATACGATTGGGATGTTTCACAAATAAATCAAATGATGTTTACCTTTGAACGGGCATCCTCGTTTAATCAAGATATAAGTAACTGGGATATCGCCAATGTGTCTACCACTGAATCTATGTTTCAAAACGCCTCATCATTTAATAGGTTTCTGGGAAAATGGACGATTAACCAACTTACCAATATGACGTCTATGTTCAATGGATGTAACACGTTGAATCAGTCTTTTTATAATTGGAATACTACGTTTATATTATCAAACAATGAAATTACAATCACCAAACCAAATAGTAATAACATATTTTCAAATTGTCCGAATTTAGAATTTTATTATGCCAATGGCAATGTAACCGATAATACTATAAAAGAGGCTTATGTATTATATAAAAATAAAAGAAGCGAATATGATTTAAAACATCGTGATTTTACAATGTTGGATACAATCGCAATTACCAACATAGATAATTTATTTATAAATGAAACCGAATTCAATATAGATATTAGTACATGGAATACATCCAATGTAACCTCTATGAAGTCCGTATTTCAGGGAGCCATAAATTTCAATCAGTCCTTAGAAAAATGGCAACTATCTAAAGTAACCTCTATGAACTCTATGTTTTTAGGAGCAATTCGTTTTAATCGTCCAGTCAACAATTGGGATGTATCCAATATCATAGATGCTTCTGGTGCGTTTATGAACGCATTTAGTTTTAGTCAAGATATTTACAATTGGAAAATGATCCGTTGTATAGATTTTACAAATATGTTCAATGGTTGTGTAAGATTACAAGCATCTAATTTAACGTTAGATGTTAGTACAAACTTTGAAACAAATAATAATTTTTATATGCAATTATTAATAGATTAATATATTATATGTTTATTGTAGCAACTGCTCCCAACGACATAAATACCACGAATATGTTTGCCAATACCAATATAAATTTTTCGGATTTAATTCTTTGGGATCCGAGTGTTCCGTGTAATAATTGTGAAGGATTAGAGCGTTTGAAAGTAACGAACGATAAACAAAATAATGGATCAAAAAAAATGTTGCAAGCCAAAATGATAAAACAACGAAAAACTATTTCTTATCAAAATACAAGCAAACAAAATGCTTATAACATAATATATTCTCATATTTTTTACGATAATGTAAATTTGATTTCAAAATGTAATTCACAATACTATGTGAATTTGATACAAGTCCTTCTAAGGTCAAATAATGTCTCAGGTGATAGAAAAGCAAAAATTAGGGAATTCATGAGTCGTATAATTATATAGACCTATATATAATGAATTATAGTTGTCCAAATAAACAATATGTTCCACCTTCGAGACAATCCTCCGTATATCAAGGTGGAGTATTGATGATAAATAATAAACCATTCAGAACATTAGACTATAGTCTGTATTTGTCTCACAAAACCGGTAATTGTTCTATCATAAAAAATCATAAATATAGTTCATATCAACGATATTTATACAAACGAAGAAAACGATGAGCATTAAATATTTTATATTTATATATAATATAATGAAAACATTTGGTTCACGAGCGGAAGTATGGCACGGAAACGCAAAAAAAACAACAGGTGGTTTAACCAAAAAAGATTTAATACAAAATAAATGGGGAGAAATTGTGTCTCGAAAAAAGCATATGACAGCAAAAAAAGAAAAACGTTTAGAAAAATATGGTTATTTTGCTAAAAAGGGGGCGTTTGGGGCAATCAAGAAATCACCCAAAACAAAAAAGTCCACCAAAACAAAAAAATCACAACCGAGAACGAAGTCTGCGTAAAGACTGGATAATTTCGCGTTTGTTGTTGTTGGTATAAAAATGCTTGTTTTGTTGTCTACCTATAGAAACCATTTTTTTATGATGAGTATAGGAAGAAGAATCTCTGTAGGTTTGAATGGACTCATCGCGAACGATATTTCGCACAAACATTTTACGCATAAATGCATAACTATTCTCATTATTAGAAGTCAAATCTTTAGGGTTCATTATATAGTTTACTGATATATTAATGTAGGCTGTTGAATAAACAAATTATCATCCATTGGTTGTATTATAAAAAAATAAATAAAATGAACCGCGCTATCCATCGTATAATATTCAAACGAAGCATGATTTATTTTATTTCCTATTTTTTTATAATAGTGGATTGTATCGATTGGGTCACGTTTATTGAAAATATCGTATTGTCCGACAAGTTCTCCTTTATATTGAATCCCAATTACACCTTGTAGTTTATTTTTTTGGATGATATATTGGAAGGAATCTATCAAAGATTTAGGCGTAGTATAAATGAGTCTACAATCTAATTCTCTTGATAATCGCGCAATATTGTCCATACCAAGAATACATTGTGGTTGTGTCCATATATTATAAATAATAATAGAATCTTTACAAATAATAGATTTCAAAAAATCATAACTAGTGATGTCTCCATATTGGAAATCAAAACAATCGTCTTTTAAATATTCAAAATCCCACGTGTAATGACGAGAAGAATACTCCGACGAAAGATTGTCTATCCAAGTCAAATGAAATGATTTTTTCTCAGATAAAAGTTTACGCATTAAATCTCTACCAAGCCAATTAGACCCTCCTACTAAAACGATTTTCATTATATGGTTTCTTTGTCTTTTTCTTTTTATATGTTTTTTTTCGCTTTTTACCTCCACACATATTACGAATAGGAACATCCACGTCGTGATTAAGTGAATGTATTGTACCTACTAACATATCCATTATACTATATTTAAATATAAAAAAGTATTTTATATAATATAATAATGAATGATAGTCAGCGTATCAAATTACAAGAAATGATAGATGTCAATGATACAATCAATCACACCGAAGAAATTAGACAATTAAATCATAGTTCGCTAATTCGAAAAGATGTTGTAAAAATTCAACAAACCAAACGCAAATTAAAAACAACCCATTACAAAACATTGGACAATGTCTTACAAAGCGAATGCTTCTTTTTATTTCAAAATTATACGTTGATTTACAATAAACTTTTGAAAAATGATTTGGATGTAACTATTTTATATACCTTCTTAGATGTATTAGAAAGTATTGAGAATGGTAATCGTGACCAACACGAAGCTTCTTATGAAATTGGAACATTATTAAAAAAAATTTATATTGATAAAAAAATAGAAGATGCACCACAAACCAACTTTATTTCTCCAGTTGAAAATATTAGTTGGAAAGAATATTATGCCAAAAAATTGATATAGATAAATAAATTTTATTTCTGTAAACATGAGAACATTGGTCATTGTAGAATCTCCATCCAAATGTAAGAAAATCGAAGAATATTTAGGACCTTCGTATAAAGTGGTGGCCAGTTGTGGACATATCACATCCTTTTCTTCTTTGGATCAACTCAATATGGAAACGTATGAAGTGAATTATAAAATAGAAAAACCGACCGTCGTAAAGATGTTAAAATCTGAAATCAAACAAGCAACAGAGATTATCATTGCTACCGATGATGACCGTGAAGGCGAAGCCATTGGATGGCATATTTGTAAAGTATGTAAATTAAATGTGGAGTCAACGCCTCGAATCCTATTTAGTGAAATCACCAAAGAAGCTATAGAAAACGCCATTCAACACAAAGGACTATTGAATATGAATCGGGTATACAGTCAACAAACTCGGCAAATATTAGATTTGTATATTGGATTTACCATTTCACCCAAGTTATGGAAATATATTTTAAATAAATTAAGTGCTGGTAGGTGTCAAACTCCGGCACTACATATGATTTATGAAAAAGAAAAAGATTATGAACAGCAAAGTATGGACACCCACTACAAAGTGGAAGGATGGTTTACTGCTAAACTCGTCAAGTTTCATTTATCACAATGTATGGATAAAGTGGATGATTTTTTAGAACAATGTAAAAGTCATAAATTTGAAATGTATCCTATTGAGAAACATAGTACAAATGAAAAAAGACCTTCTATTTTGATTACTAGTTCTTTACAACAAAAAGCACATCAAGTATTAGGATATAGTCCATCACAAACAATGAGTTATGCTCAAGCATTATATGAACATGGTTGTATTACTTATATGCGAACTGATACCCCGAGTTATAACGATACATTCAAACAATCGTTAGAACTGCACATTAAACAACATTTTGGAGATGATTATTATAAAGAAATCCCTAGTTCGACAAAAAAGGCTCATGAAGGCATTCGTGTTACCAATCTGAAAGTGACTGAAACAACCTTTGAAACATCACAAATCAATAAGTTATACAAGTTGATTTATATACATACATTACAAACCTCTATGAGTGATGCCAAAATAGAAACATCGCATTATAAAATAAGTGCCCCGTTTGATTTATATTTTATATACAAAGAACCTATGATTTTGTTTGAAGGATGGAAAAAAGTAAATAGTACACCCAAACACGATAGTCTTTCCTTGTATTTATCGCAACTGAGACAAATCAACTATAGTTCTATTGTTTCTAAAGAAATATTACAAAAACCAATGTATCATTATTGTGAAGCTCAACTGATACAAAAACTAGAAAAGGAGTCTATTGGTCGTCCATCCACCTATGCGTCTATTTTAACTAAACTTTACGACAAACATTATATTGTAAAAGGAAAAATAAAGGGAAAAGTATTTGAAACAACTCAATACGAATTAATAGATAATGTTATTACGCAAAAATCTGAATCTTATTCGAACGACGAGACCAATAAAATTACAATTACCAACACCGGTAAGAAAGTTGTTGAATTTTGTTATCAATATTATAATCATTTATTTGACTATGCCTATACAAATAAAATGGAAACTCAATTAGATATTATAGAAGAAACAGGTCTTTGGAGACACATCTTTACTGAATTTAAACGCGAAGTAGACCAAGATGTCGTCATTGATATGGTGAAATCAAAACAATCGAGTTTACATTGTGGGACATACAAAAAACACCCTGTTGTTATAAAAAGCGGACAATTTGGTTATTATATGGAATATAAAAAAGTTACCACGTCTTTGATACATTGGATACATTATGATCAAATAGAAGATTTCATTGAAGAACAAACATTTCCGAATGAACTTATGGAGTCATTAATGAATATCAATGTATTAATTGGTAAACATACCACGATTCGAAAAGGAAAAACCGGCGACTATATTTACCATAAAACCCCGCAAATGAAAAAACCCAAATTTTACGCATTAGACATTGACAGTCGAAATGTAGAAGATATAAAAGAATATCTACAAAAAAAATATAATCTTATCATATGAATAGTCGAGAAACAAGTCAGTTGTCTTTTCCAAAAATTGTATTGATAACATTTACTATGATAGGTATATTTGTAAAAATAATAATAGGGTTGGTGACGTCTTCTAAAGATGGTTCATTTGGTAAAGCAACCACAAGCATTTGGGGGAATTTGATTATTATATTTTCAGTAATTTCTTATTTATGCATTGACTCCAAAATAGAAAATAATGTGATTTATCCAATATCATTACTAATTATGACGATGATGTGGGATACTACAATGTCATACAAATATTTGGAACGAATCAATAAAAAACAAATCCCGAAAATATATGATTCATGGTCTATGTTTTCAAATTTAATGGTATTATCTTTTTTGATAATCATGATATATAATTTATTTTATAAAGAAGAAACGAATAGTCAAATTTCTGGTATATTGTATATCATTGGCGTATTTTCTCTTTTCATTACAGGTGTTCAACAAACTATATTGGACAATTTTATGGTAGACAAGGATCATTTAGAAATAAACTTGTAAGTAATACCAATTTTATCATTTGATTCCCAAATACCAGATATTCGTATAAATAATTGATTGGAAGGTTTATTCAAATGTAATACATAACGTTTATACATACAATCATTATATAATAAACGTTCTATTTTTTTGTTTGTAATTAAATTTATCTTTTTCAATAATTCATATTCAATATAAAACAACGAATACAATAAGTCATTATTGAAACTAATTTTGTAAGTTTTGTTATGATAATTTGTAATTATATGTGATTCTGGTATAGAAATAATTACATTTTGTATGGTATAATAAGCTTCATTGTATAATATTCTATAAAAATGGTTATAATATTTTATTTTGTTTTCTACCGGTTTTTGAAATACTATTTTATTTATTTCAAAAATATTATAAGGAATAAATAAGTTCATAGTAATAGTAGTATAATATATTTAAATATCACTTTCATATAGTATAAATATGGAACATATACTTATTTATGGAAAGGAAAATAGTTCAAAATATAATTATGCGATGAACCTAATAAAACCATATAGTAAAACAGAGTTGAACTATAAACGAAAAATAGAAATCAACTTGAATGACCATAAATATTATTTCAACTTAAGTGATGCTCATTTTGAAGTAGATTTTGAATTATTGGGTACAAACGAATATAGTTTGTGGGTAGCATTGTATCAACAAATACAAACCATTTGTAAAGAAAATATGGGTAAATGTATCATATTATGTATGAATGTACATAGTATCAAAGATGAATTGTTGGATATTTTTTATATTTTTATGAGAGACACAAATATTAAATTTATACTATGCACACAAAATATGTCGTGTTTACCTGATACTATAAAGAAATATTGTAAAATAGTATCTTTGAAAGATAAAAGTAAAAACAAAATGTGTATTCCATTATGTGAACCAATCATTGAAATGATTGTCTCGAAGAACATCGATTATTTCTTATTAAGGGAGTTGTTGTATAATTTATTGACTTACAATATAAACATACACGAATCCTTTTACTTTATATTAAATCGTTTGTTAAATATGAACTATATGTCCACGTATGATATAGAAAAAGTGATGCCCAATTTATTTGATATTATAAAAAAATACAACAATAACTACCGATCTATATATCATTTGGAAAGGTTTGTTATTTTTTTAATAATATTAAAAGAATAGTAATAAACAATGTATGGATAAAAAAAGGGCATATGTGATTTTAAATATTGACCCACAAGATCATTTAAACTATGCTCTATTGCGTAAAAAATACTTAAAGGCTTCTTTGAAATATCATCCTGATAAAAATCAAACGTCGGAATGTTTTGTCGATGTAAAAGAAGCTTATGATTATTTATTAGATGATTTGAACCGTTTGTCTCCATTGTTTTATTATGACGAAGAATATACACATACTTTATTTATTCTTTTAAAACAATATATTTATGACCCATTTGAAAAACATATACATAGTTATCAAGTTTTTGAATTAAATCCATCCTTGGATCATTTATTTCAAAAAGAATTATATTACATGAAAGACTACGACCTTTACATCCCTTTATGGCACCACGAATTATGGTATGAAACACATAAAATAAAGATAAAAATAAAACCTAATATACCTGAATACATTTCAATAGATATATATAATCATATACATATATATTTAGAAAACAAAACAAAAAAAATGGGCGATGTAATTGAGTTTAAAATATGTGGAAAAAGTTTTTCATTTTTATATGAAAAAAATATAACTACTTTAATGAATCAAGGTATACCTATGATTCGGTCTAATATTTTTGAACATAATGAAATATCGAATGTAATTATTCATTTATCTAATTCTTTTTAGTTGTTTTTTTAGGTTTTTTTTTTGGCTCTTCAGGTTCCTCTTTTTTTGAGACTTCTACATCTTCGCCATCGCTATCGTAGGTAACTTGTGATAGAGACTGGGATGGTTTTGGAACATCTTCATCTTCATCTTCATCTTGAGGAGTGACTACTTCTTCGGTAGTAGTCATTTTAATGTGGCATTTACCGCGTTCAAGTGATTCTACTTGCTTGACCACTCCTTGGTACAACTTCCAAGTTACCCCAAATTTACCATTGGCGAACCAAATACCACCGCATTGAATAATACACGCTACATTACTCCCTTTTTGAATGAACTCTTCAGGACCACGGCCATCTTCATTAGGAATTAAACTATTTTGTTCAATATCGAATAATTCAAACTTGAACTCGCCTTCCCATACTGGAAGTTTTAGTTTCAGAGTTGGACTACGCGTTTTGTCTGGCTCTCCAGTTGCTTGGTCTTTTGGATATTTTAGCATTGGACTCCATAGAGCATCGATTACTTCAGACGACATAGATGCCTTACCAAACCAGTCCCTTGCGTTTTTTTGAGCTTCGGATTTTACTTTTTCTTCAAATTCAATCATCATATTCAACAAACTTTTGGTTTCGTCGTTCCCAAACTCTTCGCGAGGGAATTGCAACGTAAAGTCATAACTTTTAGAATTATTCGCATTATCATATACGTTTACACCCCAATTCATCATAAGAGGTGTTTGAATGTGCAACGATTTCTTAGATAGACTATTTAAAATACCCACACTTTTCCCACCAGCATTATTTGCTTTTGGTTTGGTGAAAATCATGTTGGAGTTAGGCGAGAAGTCTTTTGCGTTTACAATAATAGTTGACATTGTTACTTAATTATTAATTAAATCTTTAAATCAATTTTTATAATTGTTTTATAAAATCTTAGCAATACCTATCCAAATAGTAAATAAAATATAAAAAAATATCGTGATTACTATAAATGGTCGAATCTTTTTCGCAATATAATAAATTATTACAATCTAAATACACCATAAAAGAAATGAAATGCGTTATGAAGCGATTTTCTTACAAACCTAAACAAAAAACAAAAAAAGATATGGTATATGAATGTTATCATTATTTGAAACATAGTTTTTATATACGAAAAATAATTTATTGTTTTAGAAATTATCTTGTATTCAAACTAAACCAAACGCAAGGTCCAGCAATGTTTCACAGAAGCTTATGCAACAATACGGAGGATTTTCTAACAATAGAGTCTATGAACGATATAGAGTACAAATATTTTATAAGTTATAAAGATAGTCATCATTTTGTATATGGATTCAATATAATTTCAATTAGTACTCTATTAGATAAGAAACAAATAAATAACCCATATACTATGGAACCTTTTCCAAAGCCCTTTATACAAATGGTAGAACAAAGAAAAATATACAATAAAATATTTCATTATGTAGATGAATATGTAAAACCCATCAAGCAAACCATAGATAATATGTTTGTCTCTATATTTCAAAAATTAGATTCTTTAGGAAATTATACCCAAATCGAATGGGTTACCAAGTTGAACAACAAACAATTAAGAAAATTTATTTATGAAATACATGATATTTGGAATTATAGAAGCGAAATGACCAATGAACAAAGGAGACAATTATGTCCACCAAGTGGAAATCCATTTTTACATATTCCGATGCATTTATTTCAAAATCGTAATATTCATATTGAAAATAATACTTTGAAACACTATATTTATAGTATTTGCGACCACTTAATCAATAATATACATATAGATCATGAAAAACAATCTCTTTGTGCTTTTTATATTTTGACTACATTTACTTTAGTCCATCCTCGCGCCGCCGAATCGTTACCATGGCTGTATCAGTCTGTTATATAATAATTGCGTAAAAACAATATAAAAACATATAATATGGTTATGTATAATGTCTGCCGTAAAACAATCTAAAAAATCCAAATCTGTCGAACCAAAAGTCGTTGAGCCAAAAGTCGTTGAGCCAAAAGTCGTTGAGCCAAAAGTCGTTGAGCCAAAAGTCGTTGAGCCAAAGGCAAAGGTAGAAAAACCAAAAAAGGTAAAAGGCGACGAACCAAAAGAAGTAGATAATGTAGTAGTACCAGTTCATCAAACAGAAGGTTCCCTACAAGAATCTTTCACCGGAGTGGTTTCTTTACTAGCGGATATGAATGGTCTTTTATCTAAGGTAAAATCTGAAGTAAAAGTTTTAGAAAAACAAGTCTCCAAAGAAATGAAAGTATTGGATAAAATCAACCAAAAAAAAAATAAAAACAAGGGTTCAAGAGCCCCAAGTGGATTTGTAAAACCTACCAAAATTAGTGATGAACTGGCTGGTTTTCTAAAAAAGGATAAGGGTACTATGATGGCACGAACGGATGTCACCAAGGAAATGACTGCTTATATCCGTGAGAATAGTCTTCAAGACAAAACGAATGGTCGCAAGATTCTTCCTGATGCTAAACTAAAAAAACTACTCAAGGTAACCGATTCAGATGAACTTACTTATTTCAATCTACAAAAGTTCATGAGTCCACATTTTGAAAAAAGTGTAAAAGCCTAAATCAATAGTTTAGATTATTTTTAATATTTTAATAATTTTTAATGTAAAATTATTAAAAAACTTTTTATTTTATATCATACAATGCCATATTTCGATTTGTAGTGGAAACATAGTTGATTTGGTCTAAGTGATGTAACCATTTGTCTTTTTTATGTAAATGTATAATAAAATTCATAAATTGGTCAACACTTTTTTCATAATGAAATAAATGTTCCGACTCAAAAAAATCCATAGTTTCTTGTATGTGAAAAAACAATAAACTTGTTAATATAACATAGCAAAATATGTTCGTTTTTTCTTGGTAATGATTATTATGTTGAAGCAAATCTTGATACGTTAGGTTCTGTTCATTCAATAACTTATTAGTCATTAGACATGCATATAATTGTTCTCTTTTGAAATACTTATGAAATCTATGTTCAAATATGCGAAATGATTTATGTCTCGACAACCATGAAATATTTATAATTCTTGCCCAAAATTCAGTATAGGTCTCAAATAATAAAAACTGGCTTTGTATTGGAAAATATTGTTTCATTTTAGAAAAATCATTATGATTATGAAAGTCAAAATCAAACAAATGGATACATTCGTGAATAAATACTTTAAACCATTCTTCCTTACGATATAAAACAATATTATTCCCATATGTAAAACCAGTATTCATATATTCCTTTGTTTTTTCAAAGTCGGTCAAATAAATCGTAATATTATTATAGGTTTTTTGCAGCGAAGGTTTACACCGAATAAACATTACAATAATTGTCTTTATTTTTTTAATATACTCTTTAATATGTATGGATGTCTCGCTATATAATTTTATCATAAAACGATAGTTTTGTTTATGTATCTTAAATATATATTCACGAAATCTTGTTTTATTTATATAATTTACAATTACACTTGGAAAAAAAAGTGATGAATTTTCAACAACAGCTACATTAGAATGTTCTACATAAGAATGATGTTTTATATGAATTTTGTTCATTGCATTATGTATTCGTCGCAAAGTATAATTTATATTTGGTTTATGTGGGTCTAAAGAATAATTGTTCTTTAAAAACTGAATATTTTCTATAGTGTTCTGGGTGAAGGTCATATATTATAACTTCATTTTTCTTTTCAATAGTTTCATTTTTCCACCTGACTGATTTGAATTCGAAGAGACTACGATAGAATTGTTCGATCTTTCTGAATTCAAATTTTTTTCTTTACCTTCTCCATTGGTATTTTCTTCACCTTGTTCTTCACCTTCGCCTTCTTCTTCGCCTTCGCCTTCTTCTTCACCTTCGCCTTCTTCTTCGCCTTCGCCTTCGTCTTCGCCTTCTTCGTTTGCATTACCTTCTTCGTTTGCATTACCTTCTTCGTTTGCATTACCTTCTTCTTCGCCTTCTTCTTCTTCTTCGCCTTCGACTTCTTCATTGTTAGCATTTTTTTCTTCTTCTTCGTCTTCGCCTTCTTCGTTGGCATTACCTTCTTGTTTAAGTTGTAAATTTGGATTTACTATATTTGTCTCTAGAGTATTCTTTTCCTCAAAAGAATCTAATTCATCCAACAATACTAAAGGATCCGCAAATATCATTCGTAAAAAATAATTGTAGGTCATATTGGCATACTTTGATTTGTATTCGTTTATTAAATCATGATTTATTATGGTTTTGTCTTGTATGAAATCTACAACACCATGCGTATCATAAAACCTGAATGTAGAAACCAACAAATCGTAATCTTTGGCATATTTTTTTTTTAATGTTTCAAATAATTTTTCGTATTTTTGTTCAAATGGCTTTGTGTCTTTATTTATTTTATTTTTAATTTGAGTAAGCATTTTAAAATCTTTGCTTAGAATGTATTCATATTTGGTTTGAACCATTTGGTCTAGTTTCAGTTTATTCATAAAATTATCAAAAATCAACATAGATGCTTCGTTATATTCCGTATTATTTCCGCCACGGACAAATTCATATAGACCCAACTTAGAGACAACCTTTTCATATTTGACAACATAAACATATTTATATTCTATTTTATCCAACGATTTTATATCTCCTATCGCAATACATAAATCGTAATGCGAATCGTTAAAATGGACACGTATTTTATATAGATTAGTAGTTTGTCCATTTTCTTCCACAGAATTTAAATCTGTTTCATACATATAGTCTTTCATTAATCCAGAAGATACCGAAGCCATATTTTCCATAATTATAATATATATATATATATATAAATGTCAAATAAGACGAAAAAGTGTAAATCAAAATGCGTCAATTTACCAAGAGACAAATGTTACAAAGGATGTATATATACCGACCATTGTAGATTATCTAGTAAATACAAATTAGATAAAAAAACGTGTAAATTATTAAAAAGAACAGAACCGCCTAGTATTCAAAGTTTTCGAATACCTAAAAAAGATATAGCTTCTAATATTCTTCATCCAAGTATTTTGTCTTATTCGCCTGAGATAAATAAAATATTGGTTCAATCGCGATATAGTCCAAAATATGATATATTTGACGCCATTACACAATGTATGAACATAGATGTAGAAGAATACACCCTAAAAGATTCTATTTTGAAATATTATATTAATCCTAAAATCAAATTAAAAAATGGTGAATGTGTGGCATATTGGAATACAGACGCCCAAGCATTATTTTTAGATAACTTATCAAAACACAATATTATAAATATAGATAGTTTGATTGTCCCTAAACAATCGTATTATAATTGTTGGTTTAATACATCTATTATGATGAATTATATTAGCGATAAAGGTCGTAAATTCAATAAGTATTTTAGACAATATATGATTACAGGTAAAATGAAAAATCTTAATCCCTTTTTAAAAAAACTAAAAGCTCCATTGTTTTTATTCAACATAGCTATAGAGGCAACATTACACGGAAACATATTGGCAAAAATTATGAATACAAATGATTTAATTGAAAAAATACACGAAGGAATTCCAAAAGAATATAAATCTAATATTGTCAATAAAAAGGAATATGGAAATCCATATAATTATCAAATCGCCTTATTGAACTATATATCAAATGAAAAATATGCGTATCATACTCAAAATGGGTTTTTATTATATAGTTATATGAAAGATTATGGTTATGTAAATGTAAATTCAAGCATTATTTGGGCGGAAATAAACCAAAAACGATCAAAGATAATAAATAACAAGGATATTTACTTAATAGACCAATATAAAAAAAAATATATATTAGATTCTTTATTGTTAAGAGACACGAATAAAAAACATTTTTGCTGTTTATTGACTATAAATGGTAAGGAATACAAGTATGATGGTGCGTTTACCCCTTCTATTATTCCTTTTCAGTGGAAAAATAAAATATTTTTAAATTCAAGTAAAGATTTCTTTAATGAAGATTTATTTATGGAAGATAAATCTGTAGCATGGAATATGCGTAATGGTTATCAAGTATTAAATTATTATCGAATATGACCTTTTACAAAATCCATAATATCCATACACTTAAACTTTAATTTTGCATTCACGTTAGGATGCGTTTTTATTTCATTTATATTATTATATATTCCTTCCCATTCTGAATGAAATAATAAATAATCCAATAATTCTTTTATAATGATAAAAATACTTTGTAATAATTCTTCTTTATATTCCATCTTAGTTTTATGTTCTATTTCACATTTTAGCGTGTTCATTAGTTCTTTACATAATTCAACCAAATTATCCAAAGAACAAATATTATATTTCATTAAATTACTAAAAAAAAATAGACTAGCCTTTAATTGTTCTATCTTTTTTACATAATCACAATATTTATCGTAATCATCATTTGGGCTAAAATATTCTATTTCACTTAGTAGTTTGCTATGTTTTGAAAAATTTTCTTGAAAAATCTCATAAAAAGTATTGTTTTTTTCAATTAATTCTTTGTATAATAAAGAAAATAATTTAGATAAATGTATATTAGAACTAGCAATTTGAAATATTTTATTCGTAATAATATCTATATCCTTGGTTGTGGTTATGTTTTCAATCATTTCAAACATTTCTACTTTTAACTTATCATAGTTTTTTTCGGTTAATTTATTTAATAATTTACATATGATTCCACAATAATCTTCTTGTTTGTGTATTTTAGTTATTTTGAAAGGTTCGCTTTTGTTATGGATAAATAACTTTTTTTTTATATTCGTAATAATCTCTTTGGTATGTTCAGGAAATTCGTATGGACTATAATCCATAGAAAGCATTATTATTTTATCATAAGAATAATACATTATAATATATAAAACCTATTTTTATATTCGTTCTATATTATCTTAAAAAAAAAAATAACTATATAATGGAATTCAAATTGCCAATACAATATATAGATCATAAATCTGTTTCACCTACTATAATAGATGATATTGATATGAAAAATGCTTACAAAAAAATTTTAGGAGACACCCCTTTAGAATGGTCCTCTTATTATACGTCTAATAAAGAGTTTTTACAAGATAGTCAACTCGTCATTAAAAACTTAGATGTTTCCTGTGTTGATTGTGAATCTATGATGGAGAATTATATGAACTTTCGTTCTGAGACTAATTTTAATGATAAATATCAATACATTAATATTTCAGCACTTGAACCACTCAATCGTTCTGTTTTATTTTTACAAGCACTAAGTTTTTATAATATAACTTCTCCTATTTTTTCATTGATTACTCCTATTTTTATTTTTATTGTTCCTTATTTTATATTAAGATTCAAAAACATTGAAATTAGTACATCTCAATATAGCGATTTATTACAAAATATGATGAAAAATACAAATCTATATAAATTATTTTATACAAATGAATCCATTACATTTCAACAGAGAACTTCTATATTTGCCTCTATTATTTTTTATATTTTTCAAATTTATCAAAACATTATTTCGTGCATTCAGTTTTATAATAATATCCATTCTATTTCAGAATTTATCAGCTCTTATAAAGGTTATTGTATAAATGCGATACACCAAATTGAAAAACTAAATCATTATTTGTCTCCATATAAATCATATGCTTTATTTATAGCACAAAATAATCATCAGAAAAATATTATTCAAAACATTGTAAATAAATTATCACTGATTTTTCCTTATGAGAATACGTTTAGTCGTTTAAGCCAAATTGGGTATATTATGTATGTTTATTATGCGTTGTATTATGATAAAACCTATCATAATGCCTTTTGTTATGCTTATGATTTGAATCACTATATCAACGATATATATTCTTTACAAAAAAAACACATTTCCAAGAAAATAAATATGGCTACGTTCCAAGATACCCATACAAAAATGAAAGGGTCTTATTATTTAGCAAATATAAATGATAAACCTATAAAAAATAATATCACAATGGACAAACAGATTATTGTTACTGGACCAAATGCCTCTGGTAAAACTACTTTGCTGAAATCTATTTTATTGAATACCATTTTGTCTCAGCAAATAGGATTTGGTTGTTATAAACGCGCCAATATTCGTTTATATAATCATTTTCATTCTTATTTGAACATTCCGGATACATCTGGTCGTGATAGTTTATTTCAAGCCGAAGCACGTAGATGTAAAGATATTTTAGAACACGTAGAACAACATTCTAATGAGAGACATTTATGTATTTTTGATGAGTTATATTCTGGTACAAATCCAAACGATGCCATATTATGCGCAAAAATATATCTAAAAGGATTAAAGAGTTATCCATGTGTTGATTTTATTTTAACCACACATTATATTCAACTTTGCGAAGAATTAGACAAGTGTGTCTCTAATTACAAAATGAATGTTATAGAACACAAAGATCAAATAGAATATTTATACAAAATAAAAAAAGGTATTTCTTATGTACACGGTGGTAAACAAATATTAAAAGACTTGAATTATCCAGAATATTTATTTTGATTTCGTTTAAAAGGTATATAAAGATTATAACTATTATGTATAATGGGATTATTAGATATTAGTGGTTTCTTTACAGGTCTAATTATAAATTTATTGTTAATCACTTTGGTATGTTATTATTTCAAACGAAAATATGAAAACATCGAATCAGCTCAAATGGAACAAGCGAAGGTATTGTATGAACTGTTACAACAATCTTCAGAGACAAAGAGCGAAAAGTCCGTTGTAAAACAAAACTATTGTAAAACATTAGATGTTGAAGTAGAAAGCGAACACGATATTGACAATGACGCTGACGATGACGATGACGATGACGATGACGATGACGATGTAAGTTCTTCGGATGAAGAAGAAGAAAAACCACAAGATGAACTTATAGAATCGAACGTAACTGAAGAACTAATGGGTGAAACAGATTACAATAAAATGAGTGTAAAATCATTAAGAGATTTATTGACCAATAAGGGAATCAAAACCAATCCAAAAATGAAAAAAAACGACTTGATTCGTTTAGCAAATAGCAAAAAATCACTTGTGATAGATTTAGCCTTTGAAGAAAATTCAATTGAAGTAACCAAACTACCAGAAGAAGAAAAAACAGAAGAAGAAGAATCAACCGAAGAACCACAACCAAACGAAGAGAAATAAATTATAAATATATATTAATGAATAGTAGAACATTTACCGATTATTCGCAAAATTCTTTGAACAATGAAAAAATCAAGAAACAATATGGTATAACAAACAATCAATCTTACCGAGAGTTTTTGGTAAAACATGCTGACCTTATAATGAAAAGAAACTTTCAATCGATAGAACCCTCTATGGAGATTCATAATCCTCCCTATTTATTTTTAGGCATTCATGACGATAGTAAACCAAAAGGATATAGCGAATCCTCTATGAAAGACGTTTATTTGTCTCGAGAAAGGTTGAATGCTATGCACCAGAGGAAATTCATAAATTAATATAAATATATACATATATCTTATATCAATATGATATATGTTAGTATAGATGTTGGAATCAAAAATTTGGCTTACATTATTTATGAGACAAATAATTCAACTATTTTGAAATGGGATGTATTAGAATTATGTAAAGAAAAATCAAATCAGGTAAATTTAATTGATTTAGGAAAAACTATGTGTAACTCGTTTCACGATATTTTTACGCCTTATGAAGTAGAACGAGTCATTATTGAAAATCAAATAGGTCAAAACGCGATACGAATGAAAACACTACAAGGAATGATTACAATGTATTTTATTCAACAAGGAATAAACGATATATATCACTGGAATGCGTGTCACAAATTAAAAGACTATGATATTCCAAAAAAAACTACTTATAGTCAACGTAAAAAATTAAGTATTCAAATTACCGAAAAACTTTTGAAACAAGATTATGTCGAATACCTTGAACATTTTTTATCCCACAAAAAAAAAGATGATTTAGCAGATTGTTTTTTACAATTAAAAGATGCTTTAAAAAAGCAATTAGTAATGCGCTAAATATAAAGCAATAACATATAAGTTATTATAATGGAAGAAATTATTGATTTGGATTTAAATCAAGATAATGTTGATTTTGGTTCAGGTGCCGAATTACTTATGAATGATAAACAAAAATCTACCAATAAAGATATATCTTTAGACAAAGAATTGTCTGAATTAAATGAAATAGAAGATGTAAATATAGGTAAAAATACTGTAAAGATGGACACTCAACCAAGTATTCCATTTAAAAAAATAAGTGAAATCAACATCGAAAAAGAAGTTCAAGAAGTAGAACATAAAACAAAAGAAGATTTACTGAAAGAAAAATTTAATTATTTAAGAAAATTGGAACAACTTGAAAGTAAAGGAGTAACGTTATCCAAAAGATATAGTATGGATTCTTCATTAGATGAAATGAAGGGTGAATATGAACATATTATCTTTGAAAAAGAGCGGAGCAATAGTATGAAGTTTCAAGGAAAGGTATTGACTACCCTTATTACTGGATTAGAATTTTTAAATAATAAATTAGACCCATTTGATATTAAATTAGAAGGATGGTCGGAACAAATTAATGAAAATTTAGAAGATTATGATGATATCTTTTCTGAATTACATGAAAAATATAAATCTAAGGCTAAAATGGCACCCGAATTAAAATTATTATTTCAATTAGCAGGGTCTGGTATGATGATTCATATGACCAATACGATGTTTAAATCAGCTATTCCGGGTATGGACGATATCATGCGTCAAAATCCAGATTTGATGAATCAGTTCACCAAGGCTGCAGTAAGTTCTATGGAAGAAAAAAGTCCGGGATTGAGCAACTTTATGAGCGATTTTGGTATGAATCAATCCTCTGATGCTAGAGAAGATATGAAAGGACCTGAAAATATTGATCAACTTCTAAATCAATTAAATAAGAAGGTGGATATAGAACCAAAAAATGATAGCACAATTAGTGTAGAAGATTTAGAAAATCTAAGCAATGCTTCAGCACCATCTACAAACCGCCGAAAACGAAAAAGCGATAAAAATACAATTCGTTTAGCAGTCTAAATTATGTTCTTTGTATCTTATACAATGGAAGGTAATTATATTCAATTACAACAAAAAATGCAAAATATGAAAATAAACATCAATGAAATCAATCGTATTGTTGAAAAAAAATCTGAAATGATTGCCAGTTTAAAAGAACAACAAAAAGAAATCAACAAAAAAATAACTACGGAAGAACATGGATTAAACGATAATATAAAAAAAAAAGAAGATTTAGAAAAAACTCTTGAAGAGGCAAATAAAAGTTATAAACAACTTGAAGAAGCAGTGTCATCTATATTAAATATGATAAATAATAAATGTTAAATAATATATATATATAATTTTGTATGTACATTCCATTAGAATTACAAAATTATATTTTTTCTTTTTTACCTATTTTATCTCCGTCACAAAAAAGATTAAATCATATAGTGAATCATTATAACGTTTATTTTGAAAGAGAATTATGTAAACAATATGATTATCTTACCATTTATAATTGTTGGTTAAATAAAAATCTGGATATCAAAATATTTTTGAAAGATAATAAAATGACTATGTTACAAATACAACAATTATACCATTTTGCATTACCTTTTTTCTATTAATCAAATATAATCTTTTTTATAAATACATACAATAATAAATGTATTGTACTTTGTTTCAAAATGTCCTTTTTTTCATTAGGATTAATCTTTACCATAATAGATATATAAAATAGTTCATAAATAAATATATACAAATAAGAATTGATGGTATCATCCGTTATATGTTTATATTTCAAAAAAGATAACAGTTCATTGGTAGCGTCTTCATTCAAAAGTTCAAGCGATTTTTTCATAAGTTTGTATTTGTGTTTGTGTATATAACGAATGGTTAGTCGTCTATATATATTTATACTTTTCGGCGTGAATAACGTCGTTGATAGTACTTTTTGGATAAGCATCGTTTATTATATGTTTTCTTTTTATTTAATTTCAATTTTTTACCTCCAATAATGAGACGTTTGGTATGTTTCAATAATTTAAATTTAATTTCCTTACAATCATACAATGTGGTTTTTTTAAAGTTTTTTTTGTCTAACAATAAGTTTACATATATGACGTAATCTGGTTTTTTAGAATAAATTATATTTTTATATTGTTTTTTCAGTTCTTCCTTATTCAATAATGATTCGAACGATTCTTCGTATAATTTATAATTTTTTTCATTTTCATTATACTGATATATTTTTATAGGACTATCTAGCTTAAGCTTGTATTGTGTATTGGATATACTAGAACTATTACGTGGCTTCAAATGAAACAACATATTTTCTTGGAACAACAAACGTGTCAATACATCAAAATCTTTATAATAAGTCAACATATTAGTTTCAAGTTTTTCAGGGACTTCATTTTTTAATCTCTGGTAATTTTGCTGTAAAAAAACCTCGTATTTTTTAAGTTCAGTTGGACTTTTGAAATATTTTATCGCCTCAGTTGGACTCGGCTTTTTTGTCAAGAAATCTTCAAATGATTCTTCGGTTATATGATATTCTTTGGGTAAAAAAACTTCTTGACCTTCGTCTAATACTTTATCAATATTATTATGTTTCAACAGTTTAACGTCATTTTCATTAAACACTTTTAAAATCCCATTTTTTGGTTTTATTTGTATTATATTTGTGGGTTCACTTTCAATGGAATAACGATGCAAAATTCCTAACAATGAAGTATCTATATTTATATAAAAAACAATATTATCTTCCTTTTTTTCTTCAAAAATTAACTCTTTTAGTTTTAATGTAAATTTATATTTTGTTTTACGAATATTTGTTAATTTACCAATACACCTATATTTTTCATTTACTTTATATTTGCTTACAACATCCTTAAACTTTTCGTCATTATTTTCTTCTTGTGTAAAATATGTTTCATCTATTTTTACAGTAGGTAATTCATAATAATAATCTTTATTCAAAGTAGATATATCCTTCTCTAGAAAATCGGTGGAATACAATACAAGTACTTTATAGAATTTAGATTGTAAAGCATAATCTTCGCGTATATTTCTATTACGACTATAGTTATATAACGTTTCATAGAAAACTATTTTTCTAGATTTACTTTTTCCTTTCTTTAAAATATCCAATAATCCTTCCAGAGAGTCTTCATTTTTACTATTTATTTCTAAACTAGTAACAAAAGGTAATTTTCTTATTTTATCCAATTTTTTTTGTTCAAATATATCCTTATATGGAACGAGTTTTGTTTTAGTATCTTTTACTTTGAATCTAAATTCCAAATGTTTCTCATCATACAAAGGAATATGATATACCACCTTGATGTATTGAGAACTCATATTTTTCTTTTGTATTTTTCTTAAATTACTTTCTATTATGTTTGTAATATAGTCGTCTTTGCTTATTTTTTCATGTTCATAGTTGATTATTTTTGTTTTATCTATATTATTATTATAGGTTTGGTCCAAAACATCATCTTTATAAGGCATTATGATGTAATGAAATACACCTTCGGTGTTTTCAATATAAGAATTGAACTTTAATTTATTTATTTTGTCGTCAATATGAGAATCTTTCTTATTAATTGTTTGATTTTCTATAAATTCTCCAAAGTCTTTTGATAGTTCATCCAAATAATTCGACATCTTATCATTGGGTAATAAATCATACAAAGACGAAATAGGTTTTATCACGATGGATATTTCACTTTTAATCATACTATATATATCAAATAAAATTTTCTTTGTAAAGACTATGTTCAACGAGTGAATCTTTACTCTTTTTTTGCGCATGAGCTTTTTTTAAAATACGAATAGAATCGTTGATATCTTTTTGGGTAATATTTCCTGAAAAGTCTTCCACTTTACAATTAGAAGGTATGATACAATATTTACTTTGGTCATTCAATAAATAATCCGCCATAATTAAAAACATTATGGTTAATGCAATAGATATAATGATGTCTCGTGTACCCATCCATATGATGGCAAATATAAGCAACTGTTTACCAAAAATATATTTCACATAATATTCTTGTGATTTGCTTAATTCTAATGTAGCATATCTAGAACATATATTCATAATCAGAATGATTACTCCCGCAAAAATTTTATTATTGTTTAGCGAATCATAATAATCCATAAAAGAAAGTTTTTTTTTACCCATTTTATATTTAAGTATAAAAAAAATATATTACCTTTAATTAAGTATGGCTTTTGCTTTTAATGCGGCATTAATAAAATCAGAAGAAGAGGAACCTTTGAATTATGAAAAACCTAAAGTAAATAAGGATAATTTGTCTAAATTATTAAAACCATCTATGGGAAAAACAAAAGAAGAACCAAGTACAATACAAAATATACACGAAAATTTAAAAGAAGACAATGAAGAAGAACTCGCACAATTTTATCATAAGGAAGAAGCACCTATATTCAAAACAGACTATGAACCTATTGAAGAAAAAGTAGTTCCAAGCCCTTTATTAATGAAAGTAAATCATATATTAGAAATATTAGAACAACAAAAAGAAATCAAAACGAACCAAAAAAACGAAGAAATTGTATTATATTGCTTTTTAGGTTTATTTCTGATATATATCATTGATTCATTTGTTAGTATTGGTAAATATAGTCGTTAAGTTGATTTAGAAAAAACTGCCATATGTTTATCTTGTTTTATAAACTTAAATCCTCTTAATCCTGCCTCGTAAATGAGGTTGTCTAATTGTATGCTTTGATAATTCCAAATATTCTTTCGTTTTATGGTCCCGTGTTTGTCATATATATGTTCGCTTATTATACTATATCCGGGTTTATCATCTACCTCTAAGGAAAATGTATAATTATGTTGAAACTTATAAGAAGGGTTATGTTGAACTATTTGGGATATGTTGGATGGTTTCAATATACTTATAAATAAATATCCTTTGTGTATCAACCAATTATAACATATACTTAAAAAATGTCCTATATCTAACTGCAAATGAACGCAATAAAGAGAACATATAATGTGTGTTTTGTGTTTGTATTTGTATGGGTCATAATATAAGGTTTGAAAGGATAAATTTGGATAGATTTTTTTTGATTGTTCTATCATAAACGACGAACTATCTAATCCAGTTATATTACCGAAGTTAGAAAGTAATTGGACACTATGTCCAGTACGACATTCGAGACATAATATATCGCTATGTTCATTTAAGTAAGGTACAATCGTTTCGCATTCTTTTTTATGAAGATCAATTGTATCGTATAAATCATCGTATACTTTACAATAAAATGGATCAACCATATCTTTATCCATTCTAACATAAGATTTTTCTTCTAATAAGGTAAACCCTTCATAACGAGATATTATAAAAAATACATACAATAATATGAGTATAATTAGTAATTGTATCATTTGTTATATATTTTTATTTTTTTTTTATTACATTTATAAGAATGGATAAATGTAATATTGTAGATAATAGAAAAACATTTACAAGATTATCTTTTTCCAATCATAAAAAGAATAAGGTCATTGAAGAACTAATATCGTGTTTATATTATAAAAAAAGAGACGAAGCTTTACATTGGACCGCTGAGATGATATGCAGTTTATATATATTTGATTTATGGAAAATATATATAGTATTTTACTGTAAATATATACATGTTCATAATGTAAAAATTCCTATTTACTTGTCTAAAAAATTAGAAGAATTCAAACATATACATCAAAGTATTAAAAATGATATGGATATGAAAAACAATGATGATATACGTAATCTATTTTTTACCATTACTATTATTTTATGTGAGACAAAAAATGAAAATACTTTATCCAATAAACCACTTGTGTTTAGTTTAGAAGGTATATATGATAATTTAAAAGCGGACCACATAGAACATATCAAACCATTTTTTAAAGAAGGAGACCCTAAAGAATATTATATTCCAATGAATGAATATGTATATCATATAAATATAACAAAAGACGTCACCAGTATTTTTTATTGGATTGATTGGATCATTGAATACGATATTTACTTAAACAAAAAAAAGAAAAGTATATTTATTCAGAACAGGTCTTTAGTAGATTTTAAAGATGACAAAAAAAATAAAAATATAATATGGTTATTATGGGATATTGTAATTCAAAATTCTAAATCGTGTAGTCCATTAATTCAACAGGCTATCATGTCTCTATTTCGTCTTTTTCAAATAAAATATAAAGTCACTAATAATAAATCATTCAAATGTTTGTTGTATGTATCTATTCATTTAATTCTTTCCAAAGAAATAAACACTCAAATAAAATTAATTGAAAATACAAGTTTATTTCAAAATCTATATAACAATACCCAAATTATATTTGAGGATATAAAAAAGAAAGAAGTCTGGATAGAAGAAGTCAAAACCGAAAAACAAAAACTATATGATTCGGTATATAAAATATAATAAATATATTAAATGACGCTTAGTAAAAAATACGAAGAAATGTATGGAAACAATGCGAACTTTTCAAATGAAGTAAATAAAAATGTATTGAATCAACGTAATAATTATACAAATAATGATTTTAATGACTCTACGAATAACTATGTAACAAAAAACAACTCAACCAATAACTATTCCGAAAAATCCTATAGGAATTACCCAACTGAACCTTCTTATGAACTACCAGTATTAGAAACTGAATCTTCTTCATGGATGTTTTATACATTTTTATTGTTTGTTTTAGCTTGTGTCGTGGGTTCTATTATTTATTTCAAAGATAACCTAATTGATTATTATAATAGGTTTATAAAACCAAACCCAAATATAAATAATGAACTAAAACAACTTAATAAAAGTATTAAAAAGGAAAAGGAAATCCGCAAAAAAAAAGAAAAGGAAAAAGAAACCAACAAAAAGAAGGAAACAGGTGGGATTCGTCAATTATCTAATCAAATTAATTATAAAAGTAACCAAATCGCAAAAGACGACGGTTATTGTTATATAGGATATGATAAAGATATGAGGTCTTGTGGAGAAATATATGAAGGTCAAGTATGTATGAGTGGTGAAATATTTCCATCTCTAGAAATGTGTATGTTTCCAAGATTAAGAGAATAATTATAATTTATCTACAAATGGAATACTTGTGTCATAAACAATTGGATTACAAGACCCAACCTTTGTGTTACAATTAAGAATGGCATTGGTGTCTCTTAATTGTTTTAATTTAGTTTGACTTATTTTTTTTGGATTATTTAAACCAATATTTTGTTTATATAATTCATTTTTAGTAAGACTATTATCTTTATATTGTAGGGATTCTGCTTTACGACGCATTTTACGTGTTTCATAATCGTATCTAGTAAAATCTGTATTTGCTCCTGTTGTTCTACCAATTCTAGTACGAGCATATGGATCATCATATATTTTCAATCCTTCACGATTCTTATATTCTCTTAAATTGGATAAAGCCAAATATTCAGGATTCCCTTGTGGAAATTCGTTATTTAGTGAATTACTAATATCTACAAAATTCCAACGAGTAGCTGATATATCATCAATGTAAACTGTCCTAGACAATGTGACTAAGGATATATCTTTCAATAATATGTTTCGAAAAGACATTATATATAATTGTTTTATTTATTCTCATTTTGATTATTCTCATTTTGATTATCGCGTGGAGTTTCAGGTTGAGTTTCAGGTTGAGTTTCAGGTTCTTCAAATAATTCTTTACGAATTTCTTCTAGTGAAGCATTTACTCCTAATGTTTTTTCTTGTGTATTCATATTTTCAATAGAAATAAGTTCACCCTTTTCATTGATACTTTGGGTTAATTTATTATCAAACTCATTTGCCTTTTTCATATTTTGTTCAATTGCATTTACCTTAGACTCTTTTACTCTAGTTTCAAAATTTAATTTTGCTTTATCTTCATTTTTCTTTTTCTCGTGCATCAAATCGTTTAGCTCTTTTTCTAGGTAATTTACATTACCAGTTTTGTATGCTTCAGGATGATAAGGTAACCATGTTCCAACCGGACCAACGTATACATCATGATTTGAGTCACTTTCTCGCAACATTTTACAACGTAATTCTGCTTCTTCTTGAGTTGGAAAGACACCACGTACCTTCAATCCTCGTACACTTGTTTGAAACGAATGTTCTTTAGAGAATTGCTTTTCTAGAGCGTCTTCATTTTTATCTACAAAATTTTTATAGTCGTCGGAGACATCATTTTTTAGGGTACTTTTGAATGTATCAACAAAGGACTCGTATTCTTGATTGAGCTCTTCGATAGAAATATTATATTTATGAGAAACAAAATTAATGAATTCATTAAACTTGGTCATCGATTTATTTGTATCATATTGAGAGACAAATTCCTCAAAATAAAATAATTCCTTTTTCTTAATCAAGAATTCAGGAGAAACAAAGGATAAACAAACGAATTTTTGTTCTGAGATTGGTCTATCTTCTTCTAATAAATCTACATTATTCATTATGGTTAATTGTTTTTTCTATTTATATATTTTTTTCTGTTTATTAATTATAATGTTAAATGTAAAAGAATTAATCAAACGCGTTATAAAATATCTAGTGGAAGGATTGATGGTATCTATTGCCGCATATGCCATACCTAAGCAAAGTCTAAAATTAGATGAAATTGTTCTTATCGCCCTTGTTGCTGCAGCAACATTTAGTATTTTAGATACTTATATACCTACTATGGGTGCTAATGCTCGAACCGGGGCTGGATTTGGTATAGGCGCAAATCTAGTAGGGTTCCCAGGTGGTTTATAAAGTAGGTATAAATTCCCAATCTAAATCTATACATATATTTTTCCATATTTCATCTTGTTCCACTTTTTTTTGTTCTTTTAACATTGGAAAATGTGGTAAATAAGCCATTTCACCCAACAACTCACACAATTTATATAAGGTATAATAATAATTCAAAAAATTTACTCTATCGTTTGGACAATATTTAGAATAAGGAATTTGTATATCCATAAATAAATTACATAATGTATCTTCTAATTTAGGACTCATTACAGGTGGTTTTATACCCAGTCGGTCTTTTATAAAAGGTATATGTTCATAATACTTATTATGTCCTAGCTTCTTTAGGATTTCTTTTGTTTTTTTGTTGGTCAATTCATATAATTCAATACGCTCTTTTTTTACTTGGCTTTCGATTTGCTTTATGATGTCTTCAGGTATATCGGTAGACTCCTTTGCTTGAAATTGAGACAAAATCTCACGAAAATGGTTGATTCTTTTATAAGCATAAAATGATATTTCTTTAGGAGGGTCTTTGTAAGAAGGTTTATCATTATCCACAAAAAAGGTTTCATTGTTAAAACAATTATTACACAACAAAATACCTTCCATCATTAATTTAATCATTTCACCTTTGTTGCATTTGCTACAAATATTATTATCATACATGAAATCATTTATATTGATATTTACAAAATTATTTTTTTTTATATAATTTTGTATACTTTTATTTAGAGAGTTTGTACTAGTATCTTCATCTTTATTAAAAAATCGTTGAATAAGTTTTTTAGGATTTTTATTTTTTTCGATTTGTTGTTTGCATTCAAAATAATTAAATAAATCAGATGAATTGTTTAAAAAATATTTTTTTTTCTTGTTTCGTAGTTGTTTTAATTTTTGGAGTTCCAAATGATAATTTTCATCATCATCATTATATTTAGACATATTGGACAATAGTTTCTTTTCGGACTGATTTAAATCATTTAGATATTTTGTATATAAATTATCTATGGTAAGTTCTTTATTCATTACTATATCTTAAATAGTTTATTTTATATAATAACAATCTAAATATACATTATGGATAAGAAGACTCTTTTTATGTTGAATGCAAAAAAAAATGGTTGGAGAGTAAAGAGAAAAACGTCAAAAACATATGTATTTATAAAAGAACTGTGTAGCGAACATTATTCGTGTAATTATTTGAATAAGTTCTTATATCAAAATTTAATTAAATAAAAATTCATTTTTTTTTTCTTTTACTATTTTATAGAATGGGTGGAGGACTTATGCAATTAGTAGCTTATGGCGCACAAGATGTATATCTTACAGGTAATCCACAAATTACCTTTTGGAAAGTAACTTACCGTAGACACAGTAATTTTGCTATGGAATCCATTGAACAAACCTTCAATGGTCAAGCTGATTTCGGTCGTCGGGTAAATTGCACTATTTCCCGTAACGGTGATCTTGCTTACCGCACTTATTTACAAGTTACTTTACCAGAAATTAACCAAAATCTAAATAATAGTGGTAGTGTATATGCTCGGTGGTTGGATTTCCCTGGTCACCAATTGATTGAACAAGTAGAAGTAGAAATTGGTGGTCAACGCATAGACAAACACTATGGCGACTGGATGCAAATCTGGTGCCAGTTGACCCTTGACAAAAATCAAGAAGCTGGTTACAAGAAAATGGTTGGTCAAACCACCCAATTGACCTTTATGACCGACCCATCGTTCGCAGATGTAGATGGACCTTGCGATTCCAATGCCCCAAGACAAGTATGTGCTCCTCGCAATGCTCTTCCTGAAACCACCTTGTATGTTCCTCTACAATTCTGGTTCTGCACTAACCCTGGTCTTGCTCTACCTCTTATTGCCCTTCAATACCACGAAGTCAAAATCAACCTCGATTTAAGAGCCATTGATGAATGTCTGTGGGCGGTAAATAGTTTGTCGCCAGATTCGTCGTCAGACGTAAAAGTAACCTCGGCTTATTCTCAATCGCTTGTTTCGGCGTCGTTGTATGTAGATTACATTTACCTAGACACGGATGAGCGCAGACGTATGGCTCAAAATCCTGCGGAATACCTAATCGAGCAACTACAATTCACTGGTTCGGAATCGGTTGGTTCATCGTCCAATAAAATCCGCCTCAACTTCAATCACCCATGTAAAGAGTTGGTCTGGGTTGTACAACCAGATTGCAATGTAGACTATTGTGCTTCTACTCAAGGTGATGCTACTCTATTCAAAGCTCTTGGTGCTCAACCATTCAATTACACCGATGCTATTGATGCTCTTCCTAACTCCGTAAAAGCCTTTGGTTCAGATTCGGCGGTTGAAGGACCTAACTCGTTCATTGGTGCGTCCGGTCTTTTCCAACAAGCAGAAGCTCCTAATGTTGAAGCTGGTTCCGCAAATTGGTCTATGGGTGCGGATGCTGATGCGGACTGGGCTATGAATGGTGGTTCGGTAGTTGCGTCCGGTGTATCGGATGCCGGTACTTTCGTATTGGCTGAAACTTCGCTCGACATGCACTGCTGGGGTGAGAATCCAGTTGTAACCGCCAAACTACAACTGAATGGCCAAGACCGATTCTCTGAGCGTGAAGGTACTTACTTCGACCAAGTACAACCATTCCAACACCACACTCGCTCGCCTGATACCGGTATTAATATTTACTCGTTTGCTGTAAGACCTGAAGAGCAACAACCATCCGGCACTTGCAATTTCAGTCGTATTGATAATGCTACTCTACAATTGGTTCTTTCCAATGCCACTGTAGAAGGCACCAATACCGCGAAAGTACGTGTATATGCTAGAAACTACAACGTACTAAGAATTATGTCGGGTATGGGCGGTCTCGCATACAGCAATTAAGTCATTTTAAACTAATTTTTATATAATAGTTCATTGTATTATATAAAATCAACGACTTGTCCCCATCAAACGTACAAAAATATTAATAATATCTAAAAATAAATTCGTAGAAACCAACGGATAATTTGGTGAATGTATACATTGCTTAGCATAACTAAATAGCTTGGATGTATCATACGAAATAAACATTGAAAATAATATTATCACGATATACGATATCATATTGTATAAAGGTCTCGTGTATTGTTGGGTAAACAATAAAAACAATTCTGTGATGATAATTACAATAAGAGCAATCAAAAATCCTAAGGATGCTTTATAATATGTTTTGCGTAAAAAATCGGGTATAACGAATACCAATGAAGACATTGCTAAAAATATCATACAAGTCATTATCAATACCCTCTGTAACACAACAGAATATTCAATCGATTTGAAATAAGGATATAATGTAAGTGATATAGACCCTAAAAATACAAGCCATAATATATGATTCATCAAAAAACCATTTTTACTGAACATTGGACGCATCGACAAGAAAATAATAGATACAATAGCTACCAAAAAAGAAAAAAATATATAAGGCATTATTTGTTGAAATACTTTGGATTCTGGTAAAAGGACATTTAATTGGTTCGGTGTATTTAATCCATAATTATACATATGAATGAAGCAACCTACCAAAGAAAAAGACAATCCTAAATATAGGTAAACATTGGTGACAAAATGATCACAATGTGGTTTATTATTTACAAACGCATATTTGTAGACCATTAATATGAAAAAAAACGTTGTAAGCAATATAAACAAAAGATTATTTTGATAATTCATTATAATATAAGAAGGTTTTATTTTGTATTACTATAATCTTGAAAACGTATTATATTATGTTTTTAATTGTTTTATTTTACGAATTAATTTTGAGTCATACACTATACTATCTCCGTAGTAGATTACTTTCTTGGTACACTTTGTACATTTATAAGGTACTCCGCTGATATACACAAAGAACTCCTTGGGTTTGTAGATAAGACATCCTTCGCATTTATAATCGTCCATGGTTTTTTTATTTTTTCTTTTTTTATTTCAATTTTTATTATCAGATAATTCTTTAAATGCCTTTTCAGGGTCATTGTAATTATTCAGTATATATTTGTTCAATTGTGCTGGGGTGACTAGAACGTTGTACTCAAAGTCTTCAAATAAATGTTGACAAGACCTTTCATAAAAAAAATCAAACATTTCAACTATCATTTCGAGAGAACAATACGACACCTCTAAGTTAATATCAATCCGACCAGGCCGGATAAATGCTTTATCTAATTTTTCGACATGATTGGTAGTGACCATCAAAATACGCCCAGGTGTCTCTAATATACCATCCAACAAATTCAAAATAAAAGACAACGTAAGTTGTTCTCCGTCTACATATGGATTATCGTCTTTTTTAAAGGGTTTAATATCTTTATTGGTTTCTATATCTGAAATAATATGATTTTCAAATAATAAACCTTGTGGAAAATCATTATGGAAGTTGTCCAAAGAATCGACTTGCTTAGGTTCTTCTTTTTCCTCTTTCTTTTCTTCGCGTTCATAAATGATATCGGTCAAACAATCGATGTCTTCGATGACATAAATACGTTCATCCATAGATATATTGAAATGTTCGGTTTTTCCATCGTTTAATACATTTATTTTCTCATCAAAAAATAAATTTCTCAATTGTGTTTGGGTTGTATCTTTGTATAATTTAATATTAATCACATGCCGATTGGTATCATTCGCAATGGCTTTGATGAGCGATGTTTTTCCAGTTCCAGGTGGACCGTGTAATAAAATACCTAGTGTATATGGAATACCCTTTTTACAATACCATTCTTTTTTATTCATAAACATATCAATTCGTTCTTTGACTACATTCAAATGTGAACCAAATACATTTTTTAAGGATTTATTGGTATGAAATGGTGTCATCGTAAAGGTGACATTCTTAGGAGCTTTATCCAATTGAATGACCCCTTCTTGGTCCTTAGGTAAACATACATGTTTTTCATCGAAAAAATATTTTTGAATTCCCAGTTTGTTTTTTTGTTCATACAAATACGTTTTGGTTAATTTATCCACAAATTGTTTCATTTCTTTCAGGGACTTGGTATAAGAAATAAATTCAATGTTGTAGATTCCTTTTTCGTCTTCATCCATAGACGTATTTGTCACCATACATTGATAATGTTCATTTAAAATAAAGGTTTCGTCGTTCACTACTGAAAAATCGCTATAATATTTTAGGTTTTTAGAATTATTATGATTCACAATGTAATAGTTGATGGAATTGAATATAATATCATTTTGATTTTCTTTTTGAATGAATTTAATAGACGATTGAATCGTTTTTTCATTTTTTTCAATAAACACATTTATATTGGATTTTTTTTTGTCATATGTTTTTTTAATATAATCTATTAAGGTGCTCTTTATTTGCGGTAAGTATTGTAATGCGTTCATAAAGATTAAAGAACCTAATACTTGATACATCGATACGTTGTCTTTCATAGATACCATCGTCAACAACTGATTGTTCATCATATGGTTCAACGTAGAATGATCCATTATAGTATGCTTATATTCAAATGTTTATATTTAAATGTTTCATATAAATATTTTTCATAGTATAGTATAATGAAAATAAGTCCAATATATTATGTTACGCTGAATAAATCCTTATTATATCAATTTGTTGGTCATTATTCTATTTTTCATTATGATAAACAAAGAGATCATTATAGATACGGTTCTAAAAAAAGATACAAACTAAAACAAGAATTGGGATATAATGATTTAGTACAAGACCATCATATTATTCCAAAAGAATTCAAGGAGCATGGATTGATACAAGACATAGAATTTGATGTGGGTTGTAGTAAAAATATTATGATGATACCTACACTATATGGAAATGAAAAATTAAACCTACCTAACAATACATTAACGCATTACAAAGGACATCGTTCATACAACGATTATGTAAAATATTATTTAGACGATTTATATGATTTTACTAATTTTGACGAATCTAAGTATCAATTCATGTTGTTTTTTTATTATTTACAATCCAAATTAGAATCCAAAAGCGAGTTACCATGGATATGAATATTTACATTTGTCTCTAGTATATTATTATAGTGGTTCCAAAGGCAACCATTCCCCCAACATAGCTTGTCCGTAATGATTCCAAATGATTTGTAGAACTATGATTTCTACGCCTTTGGTAATCGCCTCTTTCACTGCATCTTTGTATATAGGGTCATTGTCGCTAATTCGAAATGAGGTGGCATCACTACGTTGAACTACAAAACACAATATAGTTCTATAGTCTGGATACATTTCTTTGATTTGTTGTAATTCTTGAATATGTTTTAACGCACGTGGACTGATGATATCGGTTTTCTTTTTACGATAACCATCTGGGAAAAAGGCAACTTCATCTTGACACAAGGGAACACTTTTGACTTCTAATATAAAGCGTTTATTGTCTTGGTCTATCCCCATAAAATCAAATCGCGAGTTCAACATCTTTTTTTCGCGTTCAAGTTTTTTTAAGTTTTTTAAGGGGGGTACATAATCATATTTTAATGCAAATTCTACTATTTTTTCACCACTTTTTGGATGAATACCTACAATAGTATCCTTATGTTGCCCCAAGTGGATGACGTGAGTACACGTTTTAGGCTCTTTGGATAATGTCATATAGACCACGCTATTTTTTTCACACAAACCACAACAACCTAGGGATGGTGCGTGAGCAATGACTTCTTCGCCGTTTTCCAATAAAACATCGGCTACATAAGGTGATTTGCAATGTTTTGAGGGACGCTTTATAATAGTCCCTTTTATCATTGGTTCGAAAAAACATTCCATTTGAAATAAAAAAAAATATTTTTTATTTCAATTTTATTTCAATTTTTAAAAACAACATTCTTCCATTAGTTCGTCAATACACGACATATCCATCGTGTTCACATGTTCGGTGATATCGTCATCTACGTTTGGAATTAATTTTAGGTCTGTGAGTACAAGGTCGGAATCATGATAAAACATATACAAAATATAACGCGTTATCCATACCATATTGTAGGCATCTTTTTTTTTACAATAAAGAGAATATTCATTGGGCTTAGAAAATACGTCAATGTTCATATATTTACAATAGTCTTTGTGTTGGCGGAAATATAAAGAATCTGCTTTATAGCATTGTGTGATTTTGAATGAATCGCTAGCAAATTGTTCCATATATTGGTCAAACTCTTTGCGTTTATTTTGTTCGCTCAAATGAATTTGTGAAGGATGACAAAATCGATTTACTTCGTATACATCACAAAAGACAATATAATCATAGGGACTTTGTGTAGATGGATTACGAAACATTTGTGCTGGTTTTAATAATATATTTTGTTTATCAAAGGAAGGTAATTTGTCTACAGAATCATAACACATAGTGGTATTTATGGTTTCCAACTCGATTTCATATTCGCTATTAATCCAAACATAATCTAGAATTTGTTGCGCCATGATGTCTTTATATATTTTATTTATTTATTTCAATTTTTATTGTTATAATAGGTCATCCAATTTTCTGGACAATGTTTGGTACCACCGTCGTATTTTACCGCCATATTTTTTTCGCATAATAAGTCGGACAAGTTAACCTCGTCTAAATATACATCGGCTAAAATGCGTCCATATTTTTCGAGTTCTACTTCTTTCAACATTACCATTTTATCCATCAATAAATCTTTTAAAAAGTTTCGGGTTAAAATAGCACATTCCTTCTCTTGTGCGTTTTTGGTTCGCATTTCAGGACAATCGATCCCTTTTAGACGTACTGAAAAACGATAATAAGGTGATTGGTCAAATGGCATTTTAGACGCAATGGTGATGGTGTCTCCGTCATATACTTTGATTACTTTTCCTTCCGTCAAAGGCGGTACAAATGGAATAGTATCTTTGTATGTAATAGACTCCATGATACTATACTATAAAAAATATCTTTAAATGAATATATTATTTAAAAAAATAAACTTTTATTATAATGTTTGTTAACAATGAATGGAGTAATTTGAAAATAGTCATTTTAGGTATTAATAATGAGTATAAAGATGTTTTGAATGTAATTAAAAAAAAACTAGAAGAAAATAGTATAAAAGTTGTAAGACCAATCCCATATAAAAGATTACATATTACACATTCATTATGGACACGCGATTCAAGTATTGTAATAGATAATCAAGCTATATTGTTACAATTACAAAATATAGATAACGAATATAGAAAACTAGAATATAAGACAATTCCAATGACTAATTCTATTATACAGAATAATGATAAAATAAAACTAGAAGGAGGCGACATACTACAAATGAAAAATAAAATATTTGTAGGTATTCATAAAAGAACTAATGTATTAAGATATAGATGGTTAAAAACCATATTTCCAAATAAAAGTTTTATTCAAATAAAACATACGGCGTTGCATTTAGATTGTTGTTTTTGTATTTTACCTAATCATACGATTCTATATTCTAGAAAGTATATTGAAACATTACCACAATATTGTTATAAACATTTTAATTGTATTAACATAGATAGTTACATTAAAGGAGACCCAAATTTAGCAACAAATTTTTTATTTTTAGATGAAAAAACTATAATTATAGACAATCAATTTATTACAATTAGAACTCTTTTGAGACAATTTGGTTTTAAAC